ATACTATTTTGTTGGTAATAGGGTTATTTATCATTGTTATAAAATAAGTAAGTAAAAAAGCAGGAAGATTATAACTTTTCCTGCTTTTTAAATATTTTTTTCTTACACACTTTTTAGGAACAGACTCTATACTTCTGGGGTCTCGGAGTAATCTGAGTCATATCATCACACTACATATAATTTTCAGTTCACTACATCTGCATCACAACCTTCTTGAGGAGAACCAGGTTTATCCGATAGTTGCTCCCAAGTATCATTTTCTATATCGTATCTATAGAGTTTATTATTATGATAATAACAATAAATGTATTGTCATATTATATTACCACTCACTCTTCAAGTTTGTGGTCAGCTACTACCTGTTGTCCAACTATCTGTATTAGGGTCATAAATTGCTGGTATGTTCGATGATACTATTACTAATTTATTGTTATAATTTCAAGCTGCCATTCTCCGATATCATACTGGTGAGTCTGATAATTGCTTCCAAGTATCATTCTCTATATCGTATCTAAGCGTATGCTTATCTTTATCAACTATATAGATATAATCTCATATGCAACATCCAAATATACCAGATGTTGCGAATGGCAGGCTTTCCCTTGATTCCCAAATATCAACTTTTCTTTCTAGATTTTTAATCGTATAAAAAATATTTTTTTTACCAATATTTATATTGATAGGTCAACAATATGGTTTTGCAATGATTATATTATTATCTCAAGTCGTATAATCTGTTGCAATATAATCAATGGTAACATTATTAACAATATTTGCAATAATTGTATGTCAACTTAAATCTAAATCTCAATTATCATTAAGTATAACCAATCAATTAGGTTGCATTTCAGCAGCTCAATTTCTTTTATATTCACTAGCATTTATTCATTTTAAAGCCATAGTTTTTTAATTAAATTTTAAAGTTCATTAGTTTCAAGGTTTCAATCATCATTGATATCTATTTTATAGAATTTATTTTGTACTTTATTCCATAGTTTTACTCCTACTTCTTGTCTTATATCATTTACATTTCAACCACTTATTTCAGTCAATTTCTCTATAAAATTAGGACTGAAATCATTTTCAGTAGGTTGTATTTCTATTGTTGCTATATTATCTCAAAGTTCACTATTTCAAGCTCCATCCTGGATTTTTGTGTAATCTACTTTTATAGCTAATATTCAATCATTTTTTCAAAGTGTATAATTATCGGAATTTCTAACAACAACTAGAAAGTCCATATTCTCACTTCATCTATTGACCCCAACCAAAGCAAGTCAAGGTCAAACAGTTAAAGTTCAATCTCAATTATCTGTTATGTCAAATCAATAAATTATACCAGGAGTAAATAATTGTCAAAATATTCAAATTTGCCAATCTTTATTGATGTTATTTCAATTAAGCAATCAAGTTATTATAGCCATTATTTTCTTTTAGTTTTTAAATCTTTTTTTTCTTCTTCTATTTTCTCTAGTCTCTGTAAAGCATTAATCAATTGAAATACTTCCCTGTATGGTCTGTTTGCTAAATATTCTAATAAAGCATTTATTAAGTTAGTATCAATTTTGTACATTATTATTTTTTTATAATATAAAGTTTTTTAAAAAGATTAAATCTAAATTGAATTTAATTCAAGTTCTCAATTTGAGTTTACAGATAGTTTATATCTATTTCAATTTCAGTCTCTTAATATAATTCATCATCAATTTTGTAAAAGTTCCATATCATTACCCTTAAATTGTGCTATTCTTGTATATCCTCAACAATTTTTTGCTATTCATACTCCTTGGCATCATCTAATTTCAGGTCAATCTATCCAACTAGCAAATCAAATAATATGATTATCATCTCAACTACTCCTTAGATAAATAGGATTATCATATAAGACTGTTTTTACTTGTATTCATATATATGAGGGTTTAATTTGTAATTTTGCAGAATTATTTGAATAAAAATCAAACTCTCAATCACTAACATAATTTAATCCAGTATCATTATCTCAAAACGCAAAACTTATTTTAGGATTACTTACTTTAAATCAAAGTCTTCAATTATTCCTTACTGCAAAAATAGTTCATATATTAGGTGCCCGTACCTGTAAATAATCATTCCCATCATCATCTGAGAAGTCAAAACTCCATTCTCAACTTCCTTTTAATTTAAAGTTTTTAGATGCTTGCCAATCAAATTCACCAGTTAAATTTATAGTACCAGAAAATGTTTTTACTCAACTTATAGTTTCATCTCAAGTTTTATGCACAACATTACTATCAGTTGCAAATACTCAATCTTTTACTTTAATCTTATGGGTAGATGTATCTACTTCTAGAGTACTTCAATCAACCTTGTCAGATAAATAACCAGCTGTGCTATCTCAACTGTCTGCTTTTACAAGTTCATCAGTTCAACTTACAGCTTCAACTGGTACCCATTCAGTTCAATCTTCTGTATTCTTAACAGCTAATAATTTTCAAGCTTGTCAAGTGTAAGCTTGTACATCTTCTATATCAGACAATTTACTTCAACTCTTACTTATATCTCACCAATTGTGAGTATGAGAGGATAAAGCAAAATCACTAGCTTGTTTTCAATCTAACAAGTCAGCATCTATTCAACTTCAACTTCAATCTACTGCTTTAATTTTATTAAGGAAATCTGTATTACTTACATTTGATAAGTCTTTATTTGCCTTGTTGTTGTCTAAGTCTGTTATTTCTCCAACTCTTGCTAGGTTATCAACTCAATCATTCCATCTATTATCTCATTTATTGTATTTTAGACTTGCAACTATACTTCAATTTTCTTCTACTTCTAATCAGCTTCAATCTGCATTGCTTCAGCCTTTATCTAAAATAATAACTTTATCTTCTACTTGTAAATTTTCTGTATCTACATAATTAAGATTTCATTTTATATTTACATTTCAATCAATATTTACATCTCAATTTATATCTACATCATTGTTAAATGTTTTTCTACCTGTTATAGTTTCAGTTCAAGTCAAATGAACTACTTCGTTGTCATCTGCTTTTAAATCTAAACTATCCTTAACTAGTTTTTCAGATGGATAATGAATATCATCTGGTGTAGTTTGCCAAGAAGAAACTTTATTTACTACTTTTTCAAAATCATTACTATCAAATCAGTCTAATAAATCAGCATCAAGTCAACTTCCATCTCAATCAACATTTTTTAATTTTTCTAAAATTATACTATCATCAACATTTGACAAATTCTTTTCAGCCTTACTATTATCTAAATCAATGAAATTTGAATTTATTTTATTTCTTCAAGTAGTTCTTACTATATCAGCTTCGTTTATGTATTGTATTGTCATTTTATAGATTTATTTTATAAACATTCTCTTGCAAATAATTAAACTTGTCTAAAAATTCCATTGTTTTAATTCCTTTACTAAACTTTAATTGTATAATTATCCCTTCTTTTAGATTAAATCTTTTTTCTTCCAAAACTCCTTCAAAATTTATATTTAAATAGTCAAACTTTCAATTTATAATAATCTTTGCACTATCTCATACATCTAAACTAAACCAATTTGTTAAAATAACATTTACAGCAACTTCTTCTTTTTGTTCCTTATATAGGTCTAAATTATTTACATCAGCATTTTCAAATTTTTCAATCAATCAATGTCTATAAATACTGGTTCAATCTTCTTTTTCGGTATAATTTCAATCACTATCTTTGTTCAAAACTCTATTAGCAAGATTTTTAATTGATGATGTTATTTTAAAATCAACTATATTGTTGTTATAAGCATTTAAAGCAGAATAAATAAACCTTCTTCAGCTTTTTTTAGTGTTGTTTACTTCTATGTTTTCTAAGTTGCTTTTAATTGTTAGTTTATACTGTCTTATTGTATCTTTTAAAATATTATAAAATGTTTGTCATTTATTTTCTTTTATATGGACTTGCTTATTTTCTCAAATTGCTTTTATTCATCTATCATTTAAGAAATCTACAAGCCCAAAGTTTCAATCTACATTCTCTTTTAAAATTCTATACTGAGTAAATCCAAAACTATCAACAAAGATAAGTCTTATATCTTTATCAACTTCTATATTTTCTAAGTATCAAACAAATAAAGTTCAAGCCTCCCAATTTATTCTTTTTATAACTCATCAATCCACTTTATTTCATAAATCAATAAATCTTAAGTTTCATAAATCTGTAAATGTCTTATCTTGCAAATCTTCAAAAGTCCACCGTTTACTTACTCATCATCAGTATTCAACCAGAATTTCTTTTGGATAAACTAAAACTAATTCTAATTTATTTCATAGATTTAGATTTTCTTTTTTGACTTCATCTTTTAGATCTAATCATAGTTTACAAAATCATTTATCATTTCTTTTTTTTAGAATTTCTAATTCTGTAAAATTAAAATGAGTTTGTATTAAATCTCATTGTGGTGTATATATTCTGGCTTGTAAATTATTCATTTTATAAAATTACATTTTTAAATTTAACAGTTCAAATTAAGCTATTCTCAACATTATAAAACATAGAATATTTATCTCTTATAATAAAGTTTGTTTCTTTACTAACTACTGGGAATAAGCTATCATCTGTAAGAACTCAATCTAGTCTGTATCAATTTTTGTAAGTAACCAAATTAAATCAATCAATAGTTATATGGTCTCATTGCTTAAAGCTTCATCTCATATAGAACTTACTATTAGTATCAATATCGTAAATAAATAAGTCCTCACAATCCTTTAAAATATCTACTTCCCAGATAGTAGGACTTTGAAAATTTCAAGCTGTTTGCTTACAATGTATTTTATTGTAAGCTGTATCAAATTTAGTTCATAGTTTAGTTCCAAGTTTTATTCCTCAATAATCCCCTTCATTAAAATCAACAAATAAGTCCTCTACACTGTAAATAAAAGGACTAGGTGCAAATAGTTCTACTTTATATCTTCTTATGGTTCAATCGTTCATATCATCTGTCTCAAAATCCCAGCTTACAGGTGTTCTTACTTTACAATCTATGTACCACCTATAGTCACTTTCATCTATAAATTCCAATCTGTTTAATTCCGTTTCGTAAGTGTAAGCTTGTAAAGCAAATAAAGTCTCTATGTAGTTCATACCCTCTAATAAATCAGCTCTTGTCTTTCACCGAACCAATCCTTCAATTCTTATATATCTTCAATGCGCTAATGTAGGAGAAACAAAAGCTCAATGTGAGCCTTTATAATCTAATTTATTTTCTTTTGTGCTTAAAATTTTCCGGTCTATGTTAGAAATGCCACTAACCCAATTTCTTGTAAAATCAATTCAATATTCTAAAACTCAAACACTTATTTCTTGTCATTTATACCAATATTTTTTTCAAAGCATTTATTTAATATAACCAATTAAATCTATTAAGTTCATTTAAAATATCTACATCTTGATTTATAACAATTTCACTTACAGTAAAGTTCTTATTCTGGTTAACTATACTAGTTGATTGTCATATTCTTATTTTCTCTAAGGCTCCAACTAATCATCTATAAGTATCAGTCATCCATTTAGGAATAACATATTCCCCTTGGTGAACTATTCAAGCAGGTTTTAACGGAGTATTTCAACCTGTAAATCAACCTGTTGCAAATCATTTTACTAGTCATCACATATGGTGTCATTTTGAAGCTGTTTTTGTTTTCTTTTGCCATAAATAAACTTGTTTTAATTGATTTACTATTCTTTGATATTCTGTAAGAAGTTTTGCAACAGTATTTGCTGTATCTATTTTCAAATAGTTATTATAGTTAGACCAGATTTGTTTTAGTTCTTCTGTTTGATTTTGTGTAGCTTGTTTAATTTGTTCTAAAGCATCAAGTTGGATTTGGGTTTCCTGCAAAAGAGCTTGTCTTTTATTTTCCAATCTTACTGCTAGTTGAATGTTTTCCCAATTAGTAATTTCTATCCATTGTTGTTTTTGTTTGTCAAAATATTCGGCTGTAAGTTGTCAATCTTGCTCTTTAACCTGTATAACATTTTCTAATAATCCTTTTTGTCCTTCAATAGCTTCGTAAATAGCTTTTTGTTCTAATAGCTGTTGTCTTTTTTTCTCGTATTCATACAAGATTCTTTGACTTTCTGTTAATTTATCGTAAGCCTCTTTTTCTTTTAGGATTTGTTCTGGTGCGTTTTGTTTGATTATTTGTAGTTCTTTTTCTAATTGTATTCTTTTTTGTTCTAACTCTGATAATTCAGAAAGATTTGTAGATTGAGTTTTTAATTGTTCTATTTGTTGTTGTATTGATTGTATTTGATTTTGAATTGAAAGTTTTGTACTCTCTTTTGTTTTGTCTGTAAATTCAGCTTGCTTTTGTAAAAGAATATTAAGTCTATTTTGTAATTCAATAAGTCTCTGTTGTTTTTGTTGTTCTTCTTGATTAGCTTTTTGTTTTAATTCCTCTGTCTTCTTTAAAGTTTCTTGTAATTCTTTTTGAATTTCTACATATCTTTCAGCTAGTTGGTTATTTTTCTCTTGATCTAAACTAGCTAAATCGTGGTTAATACTTAAAATAGCATCGTGTGCTGTTTTTTTCCAGTCTTCATATTTTTCTTTTATTTTTATAAGTTTTTCCTTTACCTTATCGTAAAGATTAAGTTGTTTAGATAATCAAGATGATATAGATTTAGTTGTATTGTTTACTTTGTCTATAAGTTCCTTAAATTGTTGTTTTACAGCTCAGGTTGTTTGTCAAATTCAAGAGAAAGCCTTATTGAAAACTGTATAAAGTCATTTAACATCAAAAGTAAATTTCTTTGCTGAAAATCAAACTGTCTTATTTGCTTCTTCAATTTTTTTTGTTGTTTGTAAATAATCGTAAGCCATCTTAAAAGTTAAATCTCACCAATCCTTCATAATACTTGATGTTGCTAGTTTCATTGACTTACTTATGTCTTCACCAGCTCACCAACTTACTTTTTCTAGTTTATCAAAAGTAAATCAAAATTTATCTCAAAGAGCATTAAAACCATCAATCAAGAAATTTATTTTGTCTACAAAATAATTTACTATTTTAGCAAAAATCTTCTTTACAGCAGTAGCCATCATACCAAAAAATCATCAAATAGTTTTAACTACTGCTTTTGCTATAAAAACAATTGTTCTAAATCAAGTCCTAAGATAGTAAAATAAACTTTGCCAATTTAATCCAATTCATTTAACTGCTTTTTGGTTATCTTTTCAGAGAATACTAAACACTTTTTTAAATAAATTCACTACACTAGACGCAAACTCTACTGCTCCGCCAAAAATTGTTGTAAGTGTTTTTCATATCTCACTTGCCAAAAATTTTCACCATTTAGCAAAGAAATCTAAAATAACACTTAACCATTCTTTAATTCTAGGTAGCAAACTTTTTCATATCTCAGCTAAAAATATATCTATACTATCTTTTAAGTTTGATAACATACCTTTGAAAGTCTTACTTTGTGCCTCCATCATACCTTGATATCTTTCTTGCAACCCTTCCATAATAGCTTGAATAGCATCACCTGCTTTTATTCAAGCATTTCATAAGTTAGCCATTTCTTTGCCTGTCAAATGTAGTTTTTCTCTCAAAATATCATAAACAGGCAATCAAGTTTCAGCCAACTGCATCATTTCTTCTGCTGATAGTTTACCTTTTGCTTTAATCTGCACCAATGCTCTTACTACTCTTTGTAGTCCTTCTTGTCAAGCTCCTACTGCACTAACAGCATCACCTAAAATTTGTAAAGTAGGAATAACTTGTTTAGCTTCAAATCCCATACCTATAAGTTGTTTTGCTGTATCTTGTAGCCCTAATAATTCAAAAGGTGTGTTTTTAGCAAAATCTGTCAATTCTTTCATCATCCTTTGGGCTCTTTCAGCACTTCATAATAATGTTTCAAAAGCAACTTGATTTTGTTCTAAAATTCAAGATAAGTCTAAGCTTTTTCTTATACCTTCAAAAGCTGCTATTATCCCACCAAGTTTACCAATAGCTCACATAATTCAATTTGAAATTTCTTTTCAAATACTTTGTCAGGTTCTTTTTGCTTGTGAAGATACTTTTTTGTTTAAGTTTGCTAGGTCTTTTTTTAGTCAATCAATATCAGCTCTAAGTCAAAGATATAATTCTCATACTTTTTGATTTGCCATTATTTTCTTTTAGTTCTAAACTATTTTTATAGTAAACAAAAAAGGGAGGTTTCAATTTATCTACCTCCCATAATCATATTTTTAAACTCATCCATACTAACTTTTTTAGGTTTTTTAGCTTTTTCTGGATTTTCTATTTTTTCTATCTGGTCCAAATAAGCAAAGAATTGTCAAACTCTCATCTTCATTATCTCACTATGAGGTTGATTGTAATATTTCATAAATATTGAAATCAAGTAAATTATTTGTTCGCTGTCTCATTCTCAACCTCATTTTGTCCTAAACCCAATTCTTTAAATACTTGTTTTTGAAATTCTAATAATTTAGAATAAGGCAAAATCTTCAAAGTCTTTTCAAAAGTTTCTTGTTTATCTTTTTCAGCTAGTAAGGATAAGATTTTAATTGCTCCTTCTACCTCGTTAATTTTCCCTTGTTCTATATCTAAACTTATTTTTTGAATTTCTAATAAATCTTCAATAGTAGGTTCTTTAAGAATTATCTTTTCTCACTTAAATTCTACTTCAACAGTTTTAGGCAAGAAGTCGTCAAGTTTTATAGCCATTTTTATAATTTAAAAAATAAAATTATTTACAATATTTGTCAATAAGTTTTTTAGCTTTACTAGCAGTTTTAGTAGCTCAATGCATATTTGCCAATGTAAAAGCATCTTTTAACATTTTACAGCTTATAGCCCAAACACCTTTACTATCTATACTAACTTTTCTTTTTGTGTCTGGATTAACTTTAACTTTATAAGGATATTTCCTTGTTGAAGGTTGTAAAAATGCTGTAATAGGCATTTTTTTTCTTTCTTCAGCAGTAGGTTTCCAATCTGTATTTACTACTAATACCATTTTAAGTCTTTAATTAAATAAAAAGGAGTTTTACACTCCTTTTATAATCTTTTTAGATTTTTATCAATTTACTAAACAGTAATCTCGTCTATAAATTCTTTAACATAACCTTCTAATTCAATATCCATTGTTGCTACATCATCATCATTATCACCTACAAAATCAATACCAAGGGTTTTAATGTTAGAAACATTCTCAAGGTCAATAATACATTTTTTACCATCGTTTGAAGTATGTTCAAATCTTGCAACAATAGGTTGACTAATACCGGATGCTTTAAATGTTATACTTCTATATTTAACTGGTGTGTAGTCATAGCTTACTTTTACAGTGTCTCCATCGTTGATACCACCACCATCTACAATAACTAAACCTGTATAACCTCTTGCATCAACTACAACCTCATAATCTGTTCCCTCTGTATATGTTGTGGCTCAATCAGCTGATTTCACAACAATATTAGCAACTCTTGTTCAATCTCCATTTTTGTTTGCTAATAATACTACTTTATCAGCTTTCATAGTTACTTCTTCATCTGTAACTGATTGAGTAGTAGCTGGGACATAGTTTACATCAATTAACCCTTTATTAAACAAAGGCCAAATAGAACTATCGACCTCTGCAAGTTTAAACTCAAAAGACCCTTTATTAAAATACTTTACTCTTTTAATATCTTCTACATTATCAAAAGAGATTGTAGCTGTTTCTGATTTATGATTGTATACTAGGTCTCTAAAAGCTCAAATATTGACTAATGAGCTCCAATCTTCACCTACATAAATAATACCACTTCAAGGCAATAAAGCTTTTTCATTTTGTATAACTGTTTGTGCCATTCTTATAATTTATAATTTAAAATATTTTGTAGCAACAACTTAAATTTAGTTAATCTAGTTTTTTTTCAATTTATATAACCTCTTTAAACAAAAACTCTACCCTATAAACTAACAAGTCGGTTTTATCATCATATAAATCTACAAATTCTCTAAGTCAAATAATTCAACTCCAATCACTTGTTAGTTCTCAACTAAACCCATTCCATTTTTTTATAAGATAGTCTCTCACAAACTCCATTTGGTCTTGCTCTTCATATTTTCAAACTACATCAAGTATAACTGAATAACCTAAATAATGATGGTTATTATTCCATCAAGCCCATTGATTTACAACTCTATCAAAGCTATAAACTATAAATGGTGTTTGGTCTGTTATAGTAGCTTTATTTCTATAAACTCTATCCCCAATAATAGGTTGTAAATCTGAATTGTTTATAATCCAATCTGCTATTGCTTTTTTCAAGTTCATTCTTGTTTTTCTAAATATTTAAAGTATTCCTTAGTATAAAATCAAATATAATAAGCCCACAGTTCATCATCAAATTCTACTCATATTGCATTAAACATATGTGATACAAAATGAGTAATTTCGTGTGGCACTGTATTCCAATAATCTTCTAATACTATTATATCTGTTAATAACCTTTCATTATCTGTGATTGTTAATCAATCACATCATCTATCCATTGTCTGTCAAACTCTTTTTTCAAAATATTCTTTCTCATTTTTACTAAACAGTTCTAATGTCCATCAAAACTCTTTTATTTTAATTCTTTTCATTTATTTTAGAAAATCTTTTAAAAATTTTTGATATTTTTTATTTAAATCTTTTTTAAATCTCTCAAAGGTATCTCTAAATATTCTTCTAGGCTTTATTCATTTTCTTGCAATACTTCTTGCCAGAACATACACTTTACCTTTTGCTTCACTTGACAAACTATCATATGGTTTAGTTCTACTATCTTTATGAAATCAGTGTCTTCAAGCCCATCATACCAAAGCATCAAGATTTGGAAATTTACCAGGTTTTCTTCAATATTCCATAATCCAAGCTTGAATGTGATTACTACCAACTCTTACTTCGTTTTCTTTTACTTTTCTTGTATTTACACTCCTTAAAAAATCACCTGTATCATAAGCTTTATCTTTAATTTCTTCTTTGATTTTAGTTTCCAAATAAAGTCAAGTCTTATATAAAGCTTTTCAAGGTGCTTTATATATTTTTTGTAAAGCACTTTTATCCCATTTTATAAACATTACTTTATTGTTTTAATTAAACATTTAAGGTGATTAACTCAATTCATATCTTGTACTTTATAGACATTTAAAATCTCATATTCTTCGTCCTCTATATCTACTTTTGCTACTAGTCATTTTTTAGCAGGAGTTCATTTTTCTAAATACAATATTCTTTTGTCTTCTACTATTTTTTGAACTCAAACCTGGCTTTGGTCTCAACTTGAATAAAATCAACCTAATCTCCCTTTATATTCTCACAATTCGTTTAGTGTTTCTTTTCTTATACCTCCTTCATTGGTTATTTGTTTTTCAAAAAGTTTTACTTTATTGATTAGCATATTGTCTATCATATCCTCAAATAGTTATATCATAAAAACTAGCTTTTTTTCTGTATTTATTTAAGATACTTACAATGTTTATTGGCATATCAATCTCTGAAAGTTTATTTATCTGTTGGTCTGAAAGTGTATAGCTATAATCTCCAATCTTTTCTGATTTTATTCAAGATTGTTTAAAAGTTCATCAATTCAAATATAAGTACTCTACTACAAACAATGTAGCAAGTTTTAAATCTTCTGGGAAATTATAAATTCAATCTTCTTGCTTAAATTGGTTTAAATTAATATAAGAAAAAATTATAGCCTCTGCTCTGTTTATGTAGTTATTTTTTACATTATCTGGTTCATCAATTAAGTTTTGAATTAAGCTGTTATTGTTTATGTAATCTATATCTATTACTCCATACATTGTTTTTATTTAAAATTAAAAAGCTAGTAGTATAATAACCACTAGCCCTTTTTTTCAATTTATCTAATTACTTACACTCTATTTTTTTTGCTCTCATAATTTTTATTGTGGTTCTGTTGTCTTGTGTGTATTTTCATTTTTTTATATCTTCTAATTCTTTTTTGTTATGAGTTATTCAACATTCTATTGCTTTTTCTACCATAGCAATATCTTTTTCTAATTGGTTCATAATATTTTTTTTAGGAATATAAACATAGCTGTATTTAAAATAAACCTTATTTTCTACTAGCTTTTTAAAGTTTACAACCTCATATACATTACAACCAAAGCCTTTATAGCTATCAACAACATAAATTTTTCAATTCTTCATAGCAAAATAAATACTGTGTCAATAAGTAGGCTTTCAGATAGCTTCTACTTTATTTATCTTACAATCATCTTTTTTATCTTTACTAAACTCTCTATTTCATCTAAATCATCCTTGGATATGATAACCTTTTTCAAGTAGTTTATAAAATTCTTTACTTCAAGTTTCTATTCTATAAGTTATTACTTGCTTATCTGGATTTTTCTGGTTCCAATATTTTCTGTTTAAATCTACTCACTTGTAAATATACCAACCTCTTCAATCTCTAAATGGTGGATTTTCTTTTTTTGCTAGTTCAACTAGTCTTAGCAATTCCTCTTTACTATAAGTATAATTAAAATAATTGCTTAAAATACCAGCACCAGCAATAATAGTACACATTGAATTATTGATGTAAAACTGATTGTAGGCTATTTGGTTAGTCCAGTAGTTTTCTTTTTGGTCTTTCAAATTATCAATATTTAACTCACTACCAGCAAGTAAATAGTCCTGCTGGTTGTATTGCTCTATTGCTCCAAAATATCAATCTTTAATCTTTTCCATCTTTATTTATTTTTCTGATTAAAAAGCTTTTAACATCTTTTACATCATTTTTAACCTCGTTAAGAACTGCTTGATGTTGTTTATGCCAATCATCAGATTTTTGTATTTGTTTCTCGAAACTTCATACTATTTTATCTGTGATTTTTTCAAATTTTTCTGTTAATTCTTTAATTTGCTCTCTATGTAAATTATTTATTTTTTCTATTTCCTCCGTTTGTTTTTCTAAATATTTAGGTAGATATTTAATAAAAGCTAGAATTATTAAAATATACATAGCACCTGTTATTCCGAAATCTGATAATAATTTAATCATTGTTTGGTCCATTATTTTTTCTTTATCCAATTAAAATATTTTCAACCAAAAATTGTTGTTCCTCCAAATATAACTAAAAAAACAATCATTCTACTTATAGTATCAGTCCAATGAAGAAGCTTTATCACATTGTAGGCAAATTTATAATTGCAAGTCCAAAAATCCAATAAACCTCCTCATCTAGCAAAGCAAATATCGTGTAGGCAACAGATTAAATGTAGGTCTTCTAACAATTGCTTACCCTTATCCTTTCTAAAATAAGGCAAAGCTTTCATTAGATTTTCAAAATCAATTCCTCCTTTACCACCACATCAATTACAATCTGGATTGGTTCTTAACATCTCAATTGTAGCTCAATTTTCTTGCAAAATTCTTTCAACAACTCTCATTTTTTAAAAAATAACCACATAAAGTGGTTTTATCATACTTAGTTTTTAAATATTTCAATTTATTGACTTAAAATTTTCATTATAGATTTATAAACCTTTAAGGCTTTTTTTTCTAAATCTGTTCTTTCCTCTTCTGGTTTTGCTTCTACTTGTTCTGCTAGTACTCAAGCCATTAAATTAAGTTGGTCTGTAATAGTTGCTATTGAGAGAATGTTTTCTTTCTTTTTAAGTTTTTTTATGTATTCATTGACTTTATCTTCATCAACTTTATCTCATCATTTTAAAATAATCTTTCCATCTAAAATTCATAGAAATCTTCAAGGATATAATTCTTCACCTGCTTGAATTAAATATTTCAATTCTTTATTTTCTTTAATTTTAGGCATAATTATTTTTTTTAAAATATAAAATTTTAACTTGTTAAACTTTTTGCTTCACTATCTGTTAATACTCTATCGTATACAATTATTTCATCAAATTCTCAAGATGCAGGCTCATTCGCACTATTATATTCATCAGAAAAAAATGTATTACAGTTAAAGTCCAAAGTTCAACTCTTAGAGACTTTAAATTGTCAATCCATATATATTTTGATAGTTCAATTGTTATAACTAATTGCTAATTTGTGCCAATTTCAATCTACATTAACATCACTTGCATAGGAATATTGAGTTCAGTGTCCAGATTTATATCAGTTAATAACATATTTATTACTACTTTTATATATTGAAACTGCAATATTATCATTAGTCTCTCAACCAAAGATGGTTTGCCGAGTACTTGTTCCAACATCTCTTAATTTAACATAAAAGGTCCATTGGTTTAGTAAGGTACCACCATCCATTCTTGTAGCAATTTTATTACTTCTTGTGTCAACATATGTAATATCTCACTCTGTCTTATAAGTTGGAGTTCAAATATACAATGTTAAATCTCTTCAATTTCAACTACTGTCTGTTAAATCTCAATTAAGTTTATATATTGCATATGGATTATTAGGTATAGTTCATCAACCACCTCATCAACCTCATCATCAACCTCATCATCAACCTCATCATCAACCTCATCAATCCACCCATTCTAATCAATCTTCTGTACTATTAACAGCTAATACTTTACCCGCATTCCCTGTATAAGCTGGTACATCTTCAATGTCAAATAATTTGCTTCAAGTCTTATTTACTTCTGTCCAATTGTGTGTATGTGTTGCAGTTGCAAAATCATCAGCTTTTTTTCAACTGTCTTTTATGTTTCACGTATTATCTATTGAGACAAAATTATTCTCCGTTCACGAGGTTATTTTATCAGCTTTATTGTCTTGCAAATCATCTAAATTGTCTTTTACCAATTTCTCGCTAGGATAATGAGTATTGTCTGGAGTAGACTGCCAAGACGATACTTTATTTACTTTCTCTTCATAAATAGATAAATCTGGTTTATTCTTAATATAATCATCCATTGTATTATCTGTTTGATTCCAATCAGATTGTACATTTTTTTCAGCTCAATCTTCAATTCAGTCTAATTTATTCTTATAAGTATCAGTGAAGTCATTCGTAGACAATCATTTTCATTCTTCTTTGTCTACCTTTTTATTAAGTTCATCTCATATTTTTTTAGCCGTCCATAGTACAGTATTATCTGTTTTTGTATCATCTACATCCCTTCAATCAACTTTATCAGCGTCAAGTCAGCTTCAATCTCAATCAACGTTCTTTACTTTATTTAATACTGTATTATCATCTACATTAGATAAGTCTTTATCTACATCTCATTTAGCAGAAATCCAACTAGCAGGATCAGTCACATCATCTCAAACTAAAACATATACACCATTGTTTTCTGGCGTATCATTGTAGACTGCTACTATCATTCATTTGTAAGCATAACTATTCCCATCTAAAGCTTCCCAAGTAGCAGCATTAGTTAAGTCTGCCTTTGTTTCAACATATTGCCTAGCATCTAATGGAGCTGCTACTTGTAGCTCAAAGTTTCAAGAAAATGGTATTATTCATTTATTTCTTGCCATTATTTATTTTTAATTTGTATAAAACCTTAATTTTCTAGCTCATACCTTAACTCCAGTATAAGTGTATCTTTTGTAATTAACAATTTTTCATTGAACATCGTGTGTTATATCTGTAATATTCCAATTATTCAAACTAGCACTTTTACTTCAATTTAACCGTTCCCATTGTCAAGATATCGTATTATAAAACTGTATTCAAGTAATTGCTATATTTTTTTCAAAATCAACCTTTTGTTTATCAGTATCAGTTTCTGCTACCATATTAGCTTGAAAATAAATACTATTGTATGGTTCTAAAGGTTGTTTAGTTAAAACTGTAATATCTTGTGTGGTAGCATAATAAGGATAAGTTCAATACACTCTAATATAATCTGAATAATTATTCCTTCCTTGATTATCTTCTACATAAACCCTATAATTTGTAGTTTCATTTAAGACAATATCTATATTATCATTTTGTCAATACCAAGTTCAAGGCGAAGGATTAGTTCGACTAAACCAATCACTTCAATCTTTTAATACTTTTAGTAAAGTTAAAGTTCAAGAAGGGTTTTGTCCTAATTCTCATTTACCTTCTGATGTTATAGTAACATTAGCTCACACTTCATATAAAGTAGTAGAAGGATTTATTCTTATAGAAGCAGATGGTGGAATAGAAGTAAATTGAAAAATAACATCTAATGCTTCTTCTACATTATCAACACTCACATTCTCATCAAATCTTGTTGAATATCCGTCCCTAACATACTTTGATTCTCAAGTATTACTTGTTCATCACTCTCAACCTCAAAGATTTGATGCACTTATTATAATTTTTTTCTTTTCTCTTCCTCTATCTCTATTCCTTCCTAAATTTAAATTCAGTTTTATACCAGTCATACTAAGCTTTTATATAATTAAACTAAAATTAGAATAGTTTTTTCTATAAAAAAATCAAGGTCTATTGACCTTGGTATCATTCTCATTTTGCTATAGCATTTTGTAGTTTAGCAGTATATTCAGGATTTTTAAGAATATCAGATACTCTCATAGCTAACAACTCAGGACAACAATTACCAATTATTCTTGAATGAACATTATTTTTTGTTCAAGTCCATCTTTGTAAAGCTTGCGCAAGACTAAAACTGGAATAACTAGGCAATGACATTAATCTAATAATAGCTTCCTTTCATTTCTGTGGACTATCAAATACAGCATATGTATATCAATTTGGTGCTTTATAATATCAGCTTATTCACAAATACTTTTCTAATTTTGGATTGTAAAGTATATTTCCAGGATTATTTGTAACAGTAGCAATGTTAAATTCCGGTTTCTGAGCCCTTAAAGATTGTATTATTGGTGTTAAATCTTTTCAGTAATTAGCTGGAGGCTCATTGATTAGATTGTAAATTATTTTTTGTCTTACTATATTGTAATAGTTTATCTAATGCACTTCGTACTTGGGTATTTTTGTTTACATAATTCTTTAATTCTAACAAAGCCTCATTAAAATCCTTTGCTGTTTTAAGTTTTTGTAAGTATTCTTTTGGTATTGGAACCTTTAATTGTGAAATAATTTTATTTATTATTATATCCCTATTTTTAGGATTTGTAGCCCACTCATAATTTAATTTTTGTAACACATTTTGTAATTTTTGTGCTTGTATTGCTTCAACATCTCTCTCTTCTTTTGCTAATTGTTCTTGCCTAGGTTCAGCATATGCGTCTACTTTACTAATTCACCACTTAGCTTGTAAATTTAATAAATTGTTATATCTATTTTGTAAATCATCTAACACCTTAACTTTTTCTCTATCAGTTAAATTTTTATCATTTATAATAAGTTTCTTAAGTCTCAAGAATTCTTGATCTAATGCATTTGCTTGTTGTGCTAACTGCACCTGTAATTTTGCTAGTTCTGTATCTCATTTCTGTGCGAATTCTTGCAAATAATTAGCAACCCTTAATTGTGCTCACTTCCCAGTAGCTCATCTTAATTGCTTTTCTGCTGCGCTACCAGCGGCAGCTTGATTAAATTGTAATATTTTCTTATAGTTCTCTCAAATTTTATTAAGTCTTTCTTTCATTTTATTAAATGTATCTCACATCAACTTTTCATAATTATTTAATCTTTCTCATATCTTCGCATATGTATCACCATATTTCTCTGATAATGTATCTAGATTCTCTTTCAATCATTTAAATAAGTTTTGATATACTTCATCTTTACTTTTTATAATATTATCAATCAGATTTACTTTTTGATTAAATACATCAAATCTATTTTTTAAGTTAAATAATTGCTTATCAGTTAATCATAATTTATTCTTAAAACTTTCTAATGCTTTATTTGTAGCTTTTTGTAACTCAGACAGTTTAGACGAAAATTGTCATAAAGCTGAATTAAATCAAGACTGGAATCAAAGGTCATACGGAGTAGGTTCTTTTGGTAATTTAGGTTTATTTATCTTTGTATTAAAATCCACCTTCGTAGGCAAGTTATCAACACTTATGGACTGAGTATTATTTTTCTGAACATTTTTATTTTGTTGAGCCTTCATATATTCTCCAACTTTTGCTTCAATCTTACTTATCAAATCTCTATATTTATCTTTATCTGCTCCTGCATAATTATTTAAAGCTTTATTATATGCTAACGCAAATCAGGATACATCTCAATATTTTTGTCTGATTTTTTTATACAACTCTTCTCCTGACATATTAGCAAGTCTATTATAATATTCTTGTATTGTCATTTTACAATTTTTATTAATTAAATAATGTTTCTATAATATTTTAATTTAGGGTTTAACAAATTATAATATACCATCATACCACCATAAAATATTCAATTATCTCATTCACCTGTATCAATTGTAAATTCAATTAGTTGTCAAGTCATATTTAATCAAACTTGAATAATATCAATATCAGATATATATTCACTTAAATACCCTAAATCTCAACCAAATAATGGATATCAAATTAATGTACTTCAGTATGTGTTCTCTATAATATCTCACATATCTGAAATATATCAAGTTCTCGCTAAATCTATTTTTCTTTCTACTTTCTTATTTCAGATATGTGATGTAACTGTTAAGATTCAGTTCTGTATATAATCACTCTTTCACAACAAAATATTAACATATTTAATATCTTTCCACATAAATATATCAGGCTCACCAACTACACATCTAATCTTTTGTCAATAAGTAGCGTCTAAATCTTTATATCACTCTCTGGTTCAAACAAATCAATCTCATAGCACATATTCCTGCGATAATAATAATTTTTTACTATTAATCTTTACCATATACTCATTATTCAACCATCCTTTGTACAAATCATTATAATATATTTCTTTTGTCTTACCACCATCTATACAAAATAAATACAAATAATTTATATCACTATAAAGTTTTATATCTTTATCATAGTATTTTTCAATAAAATTTGAAGGCAATGTTCAATTATCTTGAAACTTAAAAACTGTTTCCTCTCCAAGCATGGTTACTCCTAGTGAATACAATCTTAGATCCGACGATACAAAGTAAAGTACATCCCTATATCTTCAAATCCCAAACCTATTTTTAACTCATACTTGTGACACCCCTTCTTTAATTATGAAAAACGGAGTTCAATCTGTTGTAGAGAATCCCTTATACACAACTCAAATACTTTTAGGTGTAGTAACAAATAAATAATTTCAAAATCAATATAAATTATTTATATCAAGATTTGAAATAAATAGCTCATTCCCAGCAGGAGAAAAATAATAATCTCATTCATCAGAATATATTATTTGATTCCCAGTAGCATACCATAACCTACTATTCCAAACCTCCATTCATTTTATTTTATATCAAGAAAACACAGCAGAGTCATACCATTGTTCTCAATCAAATATATAGGCTCAATTATTATATGGAACAACTATATTGTCTACTAAACTAGTATATATCACATAACTAGCTCAACTTCAAGGATTAGCACTCCATCAACTTACCTCGATGGTATCAGAAGTATTAGACAATATTTGTCTAAGTTGTCAAGCACCAGTTCAATCATCTATATAAACATAATAACCAGCTAATTCATTATTACTCCAATTTTTAGAATTATCAGTAATATGAGTTGCATCTGAACTAGACACAGTTCAATTGTCATATCTACTCTCTCCTCATCATAATACCGAATAAAATCTATCACAAATTCATCACTCAGAAATTTCTAGAACTTGATTCAAATCTCAATCAAATATTACATAAGCATTGTCTGATTGTCTTCTAGTCAGGAAGAACTCTTTATTTCAATTATTATCAGTGTACACAGCATAATCTAAAAAACCATAACCATCTTTTCTCTTATACTCTTTTATTCACTTTCTCTTTTTAAAAAAGAAAAATTTAGATGAATAATCTTTATTGTAAGGAGTATTTACAATTTCATTATTCACTAATTCACTATAAATCTGATTAAATCATTCTTGTGGTCTTATATCCAATTGTTGTATAGCCATTATCTCCTCTTAGGGTTTAAAGGTCTTTGAGCTTCTTCATATGTATCAATTTGTCTAAATTGATTTAACTCATTTATTGCAATCTGTAAGTAATTATTCATCATACCTCAACTTCACTCTCACAACCAAATCGGTGTAATTCTAAACTGCATTAAACTAGCTAATGGTCATTCTAACTGTGCTGGAATATCTAATGTAGATGACATATCATTTACAGTATACGGAATAAACCATCTTCTATATGCCACTGTAATTTTATTTCCTACAAAGTCATTATTAAAATACAATTTATTTCATTTTTTAACAAATACACCAGTGTCTGGCTTATACTCTCATTGAATATATAAATTTCATAAATCGTCAATAACTTCAATAATTTCCTGAATAGGATAAGTAACTTCTGCTTCATAATTTATTACATCTACCTCTTCATAATAAATATTCCAACTCCATTTATGATATCAATAAATATAGTTCATACTCCAATTCAAAATCGAAATCCAAAAATTATCATTAAACATATTTGATGATACTATTTCATTAACCATCATAGCTACCTGTTGAATAAAACTTCAAACAGTTTGATTACTTTTTATCATAATTTGTTAATAAATTATAAACCTACCTATTACAGTAAAGAAATAAATATTTTTTTCAATAGAAAAAATACAGCCGGTTAGGCTGTATTCTATAATTAGATATTTGTAACTGTAATTTTTCTATAAACATCCAATGCCTTATTTGGTGTATATGCACCAAAGATGAATGCAACTTCATACATAAAGTAGAATCTCCATACATCACCAGCAGCTTGAGCAGTTGGATCATATGTAACTTTAATATCTGGACCACCCTTAACAGCCTTCAATTGTTTAGCATCTACATCTGTATATTCTCTTGTTTTAGCAGCAATTGTATCTTTTGGGAATACATACAATCTACCAACTGTTGGATTATTAGCTGTTAATTTATCCAAAGCAGGAGAGTAATATACTTGATATGTTTTGTTTCCTAACATAATTTCTGTTAATCTATAACCATCTTTTGTTGGTTTTTCAGGTAATGCAATACCAGATGGTTGTAATGTCAAGAATTTTTTGAAGAACGCATTATTGCATACAACTACAACTTCGTTAGCATTAATTGATGATGCTAAGTTTTCTACATCATAAATGTGAGAAACAATTTTATCAAACAATTCCTTATCTGTCAAAGTAGAAGCATCAATTGTTTCATCAGTTGTTTTATATTCTTCAAAACCACCAGTAAATCTTCTTAATTTACCACCAACATTTATTTCAGCTTTTCTACCACTCCAGAATGCATTTTCTACACTTCTAAGAATATCATAACCAAATACTCTAATAAATTCCAATTTTAAATAATTATCAATACCAGCATCAATTTGTTTTTGACTTAGTGCTTGTTTCATAGAAATATTAAAAGCACCAGAACCAGCCATAATATGAGCATTTAATTCATCCTTTGTTACTTCCAGTACAGCATCAAATGTTTGGAAGAAGTTTGATTCTGTATCATCTGTCCATACACCTTGTCCTTTATCTGCTACTTCACCAACACCTTTTGCGTGTGTTATAGACAATACTTGATCACCAGCAGAATGATCATTAGCTAATGCAGAATCCAATGTTAATGTATTACCAGTAATAGCAGTAACATATTTTCTTTCTGCATTTGCAGTACCTGTTCCAACTTCAATATCATCACCAATTGAGAATGGAGTAGCATCAACTACATCAATAGATGTAGCACCAGCAGCAGCATTTGCAGCAAGAGTAGAATAATCCTCATTAGCTGAAATCAATCTCCATTCTACTGATTTACCGTCTTTTGTTGTTGTCTTTTGTAATAAAATCCCTTTAAAAGACAATGTAGAAGACGGATCGTTAATATCTTGTCCAAATAGTATATCAGACATAAACGGACTTCTTTGTTTTGCAATCAATTGTGAATACAAACCAATACCTTGTTTATCTTGTAGTTTTGTCAATAAGTTAGCCATTTTTAATTATTTACCAAATAAATTAAATATCAAACATATCCTCAATAGGATTTTCTGTGTCAGTTGACACATTTATTTCAATAGGAGTTTTTTCTTCTCCCATAGTCATTTTCTTATTTTCTTCTTTCGCTTTTTGGTCAAGAAGAGATTTAATAGAAACTCCGAACTCAGATTGAGTTAGATTATCAAGAGCTGAAATTAATCTCTCCTTCCCAACTTTATTTGGATCTAGCTTATAATAAGCTAAAATCTTTACAAATCATTTTAAACTTGGATCTTCCTCCAAAGCTTTTTCAATTGTTCCATACTCATAGCTTTTCATTTCGTATTCTGCAAGTTTGTCTTGCAATTCAGATATTCTCTGAATAAGTTGTTCTTTTTCCTTAGATAAAGTTTCATTTGTTAAAGTCTCGTTAGCCAAAGCTTCTTCAAGCTCAGCTAACTTCTGTAAGATTTCGTCTTGTGGCGCGCCCTCATCAATCGCATCTTGAACTTCTTGTGCAGCTGCATCTACTTCTTCACCACCAATTTTCTCTGCGTCAGAAAGTAAATCTTCAATCAAATTCTCAACTGGTTTTTCTTCTTCTGTTCCCCCTTGCTCTTGCCCTTCGTTAGTATTTAATTCTGATTCTTCATTATCTTCTTTTTGAACATTCTCCACAGTAGGTTCCTCTTCTATATTGTTATTTTTTTCTTCTACATTATTATTCTCTTCTTCTACATTATTATCTTCTTCTACCTCAGGTTCTTCTTCTAAACCAAACATTGCATTTATTAATTTCTCATCTTCCATATCTTCTGCTTCTTCTACTGTTTCAGGTTCAATTGTTGGTTCCTTAGTTTGTTCGTTTTCAATATCAAACATTTGTTCCATATCTTTAATTTTAACCATTTGTAATATCCCTAATATAATAAAAAGCCCTTATCATTAAGGGTTATAAAAAAACTAAATAGAAAGTCAAGACTTTTTTCACTTTAAATAATAAAGTGTAGATAGAATTTCTTTTGCGACATCCGCTTTTTCATATTCAGATTTATTAATTTTATCTATCATATAATTCCTTACAAACTTTACAAATTCATCAAAACATTCTTGATTTACATATTGTTCTAGATTCGTAGGTTCAATCTCAAATTTAATTTGTATATCTTTAAATAACATTATCAAGCATTAGCATTTAAAGCAGTAGCTAACAATTGTTGTTGTATCTGAGCATCCTCTGGATTTGGATTCTCAACTGGTTCTTCTACTCATTCATTAACAGCATTTATAAGTTGATTAACTAACTGTTCTGTATTTTCTTGTTGTGGTTGTGACTGTGGTTGTTCCTGTACCTGTGGTTTTTCTTGATTTTGTATAGGTTGTTGTAACTTAGTTTTTCTTTTAGGTTCTTCTTTATTTTCATACAATACATCAGGTAGGTCCAAATCGTATCAAATTTTCTCAACCAATTTCTTTAAGTTAACAATTGGTTGTTGTGTAACTGGATCAACTGCTAACTGAGCAGCAACTTGCAAGAAGTTTAGTTTCTTTTGTAAAGCTACATCTCTCATCGCTGATTTTAATTGCTGTGTATCAAATATAACATCAAATTGTCATTCTATATCTTCAAGTTTTATATTCTGAAAAATAGTTTTCTTTTGTTGTTCATCAAATATTTTATATTCAAATTTCTTACCTTGATTATAAGCTATAATCATACCTAGCCATAGTTCAGCAATCTTTCATAAAGATTGGTTTATACTATCAAAAAAGTTTAAAGTTCTAGCTTTAAAACTTTCTATTCTACCCGCTGAACTTGTAGCACTTCTATCAACTTTCATTAAAGGTCATCACATTACAATATCATTCACACCAGCTATCATCATAGCTTCATTTAATAAGAACTGGTACATATTTTGTAAATCATAATTAAGTCTACCAAGTTCCATAACTAACAAATCATTTGGATCTTCTACTGGAATTGTCATACCTGGTTCAATATCTAGCTCAGTATTTAATCACTTAATTGTATTTAATCAAATTCTTTTCTTATAGACTGGTGTAGTTTTTAATTTCATATCATCTAGAAATGCATTTATTACAGCAGTTCAAACTTCCTCTATATGTTTTAATTGAAATCATAACCCAATTCACCTAGGAGTTCAAGGTTCTTGATTATAAGTTATTTGAATAAATGGTAATGTCTTAATTGGTAATGGATTTTCTCAATCATAAATTTTATATCAATTTACCCAAATTATAAGCCTATCTGCCTCCCAATATTCTATAACTTCAAAATATTTATTTGGATCAAATTGCACTGTGTCGTCAGTTACAGGATCAGATACAGACGAATTATATAAAGCTTGGTTTTTTAAAGCTAACCAATCTGTTGTATACAAATATTGAGCAACCTCCTCGTCTTTCAGTTTTTCTAATCATTTAATCTCACCAGTAAGAACAGAATATTCTTTTTTAATTTGATCCTCAGTCATCAGTCTTCTAGCAACTACATATCTAGCGCTTTCGAATCCTTGTGCTGTTGGATCCACCATAATGTTAAATGGTGAAATATACACGTAATCAGGGTATTCTACATTCTTAATATAAAATTCTTTCTTACCAGATTTAGGATTAAAATATGAAACCTTATCTTTTTTAATTGTATATTTAACCCTACCGTATCCTTCTCAAGTAATTAAAGCATCCTTAGCAGAATTAAAAAATTTACGTTTCAAATTTGAAACTTGTATAGCCCAAACTAACAGATTCTGTACTGCTTTCGCTGTTTGAACATCTTTTTGTCTATTAGGCGAAACATAAAATCTAAATTGATTATCGTATATTCTCGACCAAAAAGTATCAACTATTCTAGCCAGAATTTTAGCCGGCTCATTAGCTTGCCAGTCTTTTATATATTGTTTTCTTTCTGATAAGTCTCAATAGTATTTTTTATAATAATCCAAGAAAGCCGGGAATATACTTTCTTCGTAATAACTAACTACATTTTGTAAATCTTTAAATTCCATCGCGATGGTTTATTTAATAAAGAAACTTTCTTAATCTTTGTCTAGTTTGACTAGGCGGAGGTATTGTTATGATATCATCTGTTTGTCAGTTTACAGATGTTCAAAATAATTTCAAGTGTTTTTTTAGTTTATAATTATAAATAAATGTTGTATTCAAAAAACTTTCTATCACATCATCATGTCAAGTAATAGCTTCGTATTTCCCATTTACATACCTATAAGTATCAAGCTGTTCTATCAAATTCTTTAAATCATACGGAATTTTAACCTCTCATTCTGATGCAAGTGTTGATAATGTATCAACTAATTCTTTCTTAGGAACATAAATAGCTCCATTTTTTTCTGTAATATTATTCCCTGCGGTATACATCAATTTAATTAAGTGTGCATTTGGTATTTGTTGCTTTAACATTTCTGATACAGCAGCTCAAACACCAGTTTCGTCTATAATAACATTAACTGGGAATTGATTTATTAAAGCCAAATCTACATATTTTTTAACAATCTCTATTTGTTGATAATATTCCATCTTTTCTAACTCATCAGCTACTACTGGAACTATATAATTTTTTCAGTCTTCTTCAATAATATAACTAACAACCAATCCACCATAGTCATATTTTTTAGCTGGATCCAGAGAAATTAAGACATTTATTACATTCTTCTTTTTATATTCATCTGAACTAATAGGGCTAATCAATTTATTTTTATCCCACAATGTATCTTGATCTCACCTAATACACATGTAATCTCACAAAAAACGATCTGGATCTCTTTTACGGATTATCTCAAACATCTGTAATTGTTGCTTTGTAACTCACTCATCTTCATACAGAGTGATTGTTAGTGCTTGTGATGGAATGTCTCAAATCATTTTATTTAATCCTAGTTCTATATCTTTAGCCAAATCATAAAACCAAGTTGAACCTCATTTAACATCAAACGCTACTGTTGATACCGCATAAAATTTACCACCAGGTTTATTAAATATTGGAATTAAAGAAAAGAATACATCGTCACTTATGTAATCAGCTTCATCAATTATTACCTTTTTAAAAGAATATCCTTTAACACCAGTCCTACTTCATGCTGACATAAACTTTAATACATTACCAGTTATTTTACAAGTTATAGTATAATCATTTTTTGACATAGAAAAAATTCAAGCCTGCTTATATTTCTTTAAACCTCTTTCAAAATATTGCATGATTGGAAGTATTTTATTTTCAGCCTCAACCAAATATAGTATAGAATTCTCTCAATCCATCATTAAATGCTGAAATGCAATTAAGGTAGTAAGAAGTGAATTATGTGTTAAAACTCATCCTGTCCATAACAAATTATCTCAATCCACTTGTATATGTATAACTTCTTCCTCTCCTATCTTTTCAATACTTTCTACTCTAACCCAATGATATTTTAACCAGTGTTCTAATCAGTAGTAAGGAGCTTTCCGTCTTTGGAAATTATACTGAATATTTCTAATTCCTAATCTAACTTTTTCTTCCCACGATATTACTTGTTTCTGTTCTTCTTTTGCAATCATAGGAATTATAGAATGTTTAGAATTGGATAATTTAGTGTTTGTTGTAATAATATTATAAGCATCTTCATAATTAAGCTTGTGATCAAGATTTGTGTGTTCAAATATATCTAAAACACTTTGTCTATCTGTAATATACAAATACCAATAGGTATCTCATCATTTATGTTTATTAAAATTCGTTTTCATAAATCTGCTTTTAATATTTGACAACACTCAAACATCTGCTAACAATATTTGCAATCCTCTAATAAGTTCTTCAGATTTACTACAGTACTCTATTGTAACAACTCAGTTGTGTTTTATCTGTATATATCAATCACTTCATAATAATCATTCTATCACAGCTCGCTTTCATTCTTTATCTAATCCAAACACAAAATTAGGAATATATTTAGTTCAACTTTTATTTTTATAAATATCTTTCATATTATCAAATCAGTATATATGTACACAATGATTTTGTTTTCTAGTATCTAACTCCACTCTTGCTTTTAATCACAAATATTTAGCATATTGAATAAGCTTATCTATATAAGCTTGATTAGTTCAGCAACTAATTTCTAAAGACATTGTGTTTACATAACTATCACTAGCAACTGTTCAATCTCACAACCAATATCACAATAATTTCATTTTATAAATATTCTCATGTTTTCACTTAATCTCTATATTATGCATATAAGGTATAAAGTCTCATTTTTGAAGTTCAACTGTATTTTTATAAGGTCAAACAAACTTTCAATTTTTATAATTCTCAGCAGTTACATGTTGATGTTCTGTAGTAGCATAATAATAAGCTCAGTTAGAAAGAGTAATTTTATAAACAGGTTCTTTTGTGAGAGATATGCCAACTACGTTAGTATATCACCTTTTATCAGAAGCTAATAACTTATCTCAGACTTTTATATCCTTAGCCTTTTTAAATGTTCAATCAGCCATTCTATATTGAAATCATTTTAATGATACATACCCTCCTTTACCATATTGTCTTTTTGATAATAATAAGTTAACCGTATTTTCAACTTCATGATACAAATAATATATCTGACCAAGTTTCGGATTCCAAGGATTTCAATCTGGTGTGTAAACATGTTCTCTTGCTAATAGTGGTATATAAGGGACTGGTAGTTTAGGATTATAATAATATTTAGATGTTTTTTTAATAACAATATTATCTAAATCTGTATTAGTAATTTCTCATCTATCAATCAATCTTTTAGCTTGCTTATAAAAAGTTTTAAACGGTAGCGAAAACAAATATTCCAAATTATTTTTATCAACATTTTCTAATTTAATTCATTTTTTCTCACTAATAAGAAGTTCAACCGCTATTGTATATTCTAAATCTCCATATAGTTTTTTTTTAACAGCATCTGCTATATACTCTTTTTTTGTGTCTTCAAACTCTTGTAAAATAACTTTTATATCTTCAGGAATGTTTTTAGGAACTTCTAACTCTTCCAATGTATACGTAGTATTTAATATTTCTATTTCTTTCTTTACAATCTTAGGATTTCAATTATTATAAAGATATCTTAACTTCCATTTTAGTAATTTATCAACTCTCTTATCATAAAATACAAAATCCTCCTTGTCCCAAGCTAACGGGTTCTTTAAAGGATGTGGATGGTAAATTACTCAGTTTTTTAAATCGTGTAGTTTTAATGCTAACATATTACTTATTTAACTCTTTAAAATTTTTTACTAATTCCTCGATCGGTTCGTCATAATTCTCTATATCCACTCAAAATTTCTTCTCAAATTCCTTCTTCAACAGCCTAGCATCTCTTTCATATCTACTTCAATCCTCTTTATTATCTGATAACCTAACAGCATAATTATAAGCTTGTCTTAATTTATTAGCTAATGATATTATAACTTTATCACAATCATAAGCAGGTTCAGCTTTTTCTAAATACTCAATCTTCTCTTGTAATCTACTAATCTCTCACTCCAACCTCTCTATAATCTCCTCATCTTGCTCTTCAAGTTTCCTCATTTTCTCTTCGTATTCCTTCTTTATTTGTTCTTTTAACTTTTCTTCTGATAAAACACTAGTGTTCCCTTTTGTTAATCATTTGCTCTCCAAGTACATATCAGCTACCTCACTCCCTGTTGTTCATTTCTTTAAATACTCAATATAGTATTCTAATCATTTTGTTCAACCAAATGCTTTACTCAATTCAATCAAAATATTATCTGTTGTCTTTGCTTGAATTCTCATTTTAGTAATTTACTTAAATTATAAATATACTAACATTATAATTATATTCAGTTTAGTTTCAAGATTATCTTAGCTTTTTAGTATAATTTGAGTTTTACTATTCTTAGTAAAAGAATATTCTGATTAAAATAATATTCTTAGTATTTTTACTTATTTTATTAAATTGAGTTTGTTAGTATTTAGTTAAAATTGTTTATATACTAAAATGATTAAGTTAGTAATGTTAGTAAGTTTATTTAAATTAGTAAGTGTAAGTTTAGGTTTTAAGTTAGAGGTTTAAATCCTTAATTAGTAGGTTTAAGGTTGTTTAATCGGAGGTTTGGGAGGGAAGGTTGTTTAATCGGAAGGTTTTTAGGAGGGAATTGGATAAGCCCTACAAAAAAGAAGTACCTTGGGGAGGGGCGCCCCCGAAGAAAGAAGAGGAAAGCTGTATTATTAGCGGACAAACAAGCGGAAAGAAAACAATGAAGACAACAAAGAAGCGGCGCAGCGACACAACGGTTGGGTAAGGCTTGGGGTAGACAAGCTAGCCCTACAAAATTTTAGGGTAAAATTGACGCCGAAACCCCGCATACTTTCATTACGATTTTTTCAAATTTTAAAGTTTTTTGGTTGCTGACGATAGATACACCTTACAGCACATCAAACTTGCGAGATTTTCAATTTCACAAAGTTTCTTCCTATACTTTTCAGACCTTAGCCCTACATTCTAGGTTTAACCTGCGGTCTGCTTTACACGCGTCCTGTGCGGTGCGCGCCACCCCCCCCGCACCCCCCCGGTCTACTTTACATAAATTATATTTTATGTAAACTAAACTAATAGATGAAGAAAAATTTTTTAAAAAATCAAAAAAATTCAAACTCTCTTTTTAACTTTTTCAATCCTTTTTTATCTTACTTTTTTATTTTAAGTATGTCTAATTACTTATTATACATCTAGTGTCTCTATAATAACCTTTTAAATCTTTCAATTCTCTTTTACACAAAAACGTTTAGATTGTATAGACCCCATCTTTGAGAAACCCCATATATACTAGGGTTTAAACCACTATACAATGTAAAATTTTATTTTTTTTTTTTATACCTATAAAAATTTATAATTTCAAAATTTTACGCATTATGAAACATATTTCATTATTTTTTTTACATACCTATAATTTAATTTTTATTTTTTTTACATTGTATAACACCTAAAAACCAGCTTCAATAAGGCTTTTATTAAAACTCCTTCTATACAATCTAAATCATTTTTTTAAAAAAGTCTTGAAAATTTTAAAAAAATGATTATACTACTAACAGCATCAGGGAACGGATACCCCGACGGAGGGGCTAAAACGAAGTTCCTTGATAGTGTTACGGTATTAAGCCGTAATACTTATAAAGCCCTAGCAGGGGCTAAAACCTGCTACCAGCCTATAGGTTTCAATTCCTGGGCTGGGCTGGTAAGCAAGGACGGCTGGTCCTACCCCTTGCTTATCAGTTAAAAGGGTAGATATTTAACATTAGCGGGGCTCCGGCTCCGCATCCACCGCCCCGAAGCGGGGGACAGCTTGGATGAAGCACCGGCTGGGCGTGTAGCGTAGCTTACGCTTGGTTGGTGTGGACGAGCAACGGACCGACGGGGCGAGTGGTCGAGCGTTTCCAGTAGGAGTAGTTGCCTACTGGTTATAGCTCGAGATAGGATAAAAACTAAATTCAACAAGGGGCGAGTTCAAAGCACCGCCTGGCTCGCCTCTTGGATTAAATATATTTACACGGGTGGTTTTACCGGTGAGGGGAAACACCGGTTAAACAAAAAAGACTCCTGTTGAGCCTTGCGGTCGAGGCTCCAGAAAAAAATATAGTCGACCGCAAATATAAAAGCACGACTTATCGTGTTTTTATATTTTATTCTTTAAAAATAAAAAAATGAAAGAATTTAAAAAATATAAAGTAAGGGTCTATACTTACGACCCTTACTTTGAGGATAATAACAACCCATCAGGAAGGGTTGCTGACTTTGAAAAAGAATTCAACAGCTATGAGGAAGCTGTTGAATTTGCTAAAAAGTTTATGGACGCAGAAATCTTGCGTCCATATCATGTTGTAGCTTATCACCAAGGTGTGCTACAACTGAACGATTTAATTCGGGCTTCTAATTATGAAGAAGCCCAGGACTTAGCAGCTCGAAAAGCAGGTATGTGCGTGCCTTGCAGACGAGCGGGAAGTTAGAGAAGCTAAGTTCTACGTAGATTAATTTCTTTAATTTAGAGATTCCAGGTTTTTTATATTTTATAAATAAAAAAAATGAAACAACTTAGAAGGATTAAGAGGCTTATTAAAGCCCTATTAAAATATGGCTTAGATAAAGAGTGAAGGAGCCGGCTTCTGACTTATTGCAAGAAGCACGGCTTTTGGTACTATATAAATAGATAGTACCAGTTTTTATTTCTTAATTAAAAAAAGTAATGATAAAAAGTGTATATATCTATCTTAATGATTTAAGGATGGATGTTTTAGAAAGAATATTTCAGATTGCAAGAGAGAATGTATTAGAAGAAATCATAGAACAGATTAATGAAGAAGAAAAGGTAAATCTAAAAGGATACACAATAGATTGAAAAATTGATTATACTAAAACATTGAATAAACTTATTAGTTATATAGCAGAAAAAGTAGAAAACGAAGATGAAGATAAGGAGTATACAGTTCCTTATGTAGATATAAAATTTACTGGGTGAACTCCGAGATGGGCAATAGAGGATGGTATATATAATGTAATTGATGAATATGCTGATAAAGAACTTCATAATTTAAACTATAAATTTAGTTTATAAACTATAATATTTATTTCTTAAAATAAAAAAATGAATATTAAGAAGCAAATTGAAAATCTTACAAGTAAAGATGCTTGGTTGGTGAACCAAGCAATAGAAAACATTTGTTTGTATTGAACAGTAGAAGAGTTAAAAGAAGCCGTTAAAGTAGCAAAAAAAGCAGGTCTAAGACAAGACCTGCTAAAAATCCTTGAAGACCAGCTACTACTAGATACAGCAAGTGCTGGTGTTTTTAATTCTTAAATTTAAAAATAAAAATGAAAATAATTACTTATAAAAAAATAAATCAAAAGTTTTTTTTACTTAAAAACCAGTCAGAAGGATTTAAAAAAGAGTTGAAAGAAGCTGGACTTGTTGCTATTTGGTCGGAAGACAAACCAATAAGTCCTGAATTAGAAGACATAGCAATTATAACAAATAAAAAGAAAATAAAACTTGAAGACGATGAAATAACCATCACTTATTCGGATAAAAAATGATGGTGAGTTAAAAGTAAAAACAATAAAACATATGATGTAGAATATCATCTAGGAGTAGTACTTGTATTTGATAAGTTTGAAAGTAGAGATGTTGAGTTATTAGATAGAATTGTGAATTGTTGAGTTTATCAAATTGACGTGTATGAAGCTAAAAATTGATGTGTTAAGTTAATAGATGAGTTTAAATTTGAGCTTCTTAATCAATGAAGAAACATCGAAAACTGTAAAAGATTATTGGAAATCATAGGTTGTGAAGAAGTGAAATTTAGTAGAAAATATAATTGTTTTAAAGAATTTTATAATTTAATTAAATAAAAAAAATGAATATAAAAGAAATGTTGAAAGAAATACAATCAAGCAAAGCTGAAGGTATATCAGCTGAATATAAATGTTATGTAGATTTTGATTGAGAAAGAATACTTGAGAAATTAGAAGAATACTGAAAAACTATAGACGATATAGAAGATGCATTTATTAAACGGGGTATACTTAAAGTAAAATTTAAAGATGAAGACGATTATATAGATTTAGTAGAATGAGCAGAACCTGATTGAGAATATAAACGACCTGAAGATATTTTTACTTATTAAAAAGAAAAAAATGTTAGAAAATAAAAACTATAATGAAATGTTAAAAACAGCTCAAGATTTAAACTTAATAACAAAACTACAAGAAAAACTAAAAGAAAAGTGATGGACTATAACAACCGTTGAAGAACATGTTTTAAGAGATATCCTTCAACAGTTGGTTAAAACTAGAAAATCTTTTTAATTTTTAATTTACTAGACAGATGACTAAACAAGAATTATATACCTTTTGTAAAGAAAAAGGTATCCTGCCACAAGTAGTAAAATATTTAAAAAGAGTATACGATATGACCCCTGCTACTTGTGAGATAAGCTATCTTAAGATAGCTATTAAAAATATTTTACATTCTAAATAAATAAATATGACTTTAGCATTTGTAGATAAATCTATAATTCCTCAAAAAAGTAAAGATTGAGAAAGTTATATTATTCCTTGACTATTTACAAAAAAATACACTAAGGAAGAGTTACAAAAGGAAGTAGAATACGAAGTAAAACTAAAACGTTATGATACTGGTAAAAGAGAAATGATAATTGAAGCAGACTGAAGCTTTATTTTCTCAGATGATGTATATTCAAGTACAGATGTCTTTAAGATGGAAGATAGATTTGTAGCACTGATGGATAAACTAGATTGAGAATATAGTGAGGATGTGCACAGATACCCTTGATTAAGGGTTTATATAGAAACAAAAACATGAAGGATAAAGTTAATAGATTTGTTTAAGTTAATAGAAGAATTTTAAAATTAAAAATAAAAAAAATGTATAATATAAACGAAAAAGCTGCAGAAATAATTCTAGATTATATTACAGATTATGTAAATAAAAAATGAATAAAGATAGTTATGGACTGAAAATATATTCCTAAAAAAGAATACAAGGAATATCTATTAGTTGATATGTATCACGCAACAATGTTATGGTATACTAAAGATTTACAAGGTTTAAATAAAAAGAATTGTATTAAAAAATTAGCTATGAGAGCTAACAATGACGTGGAAAACAACATGAAGTTAGCTTTATCTAAGTGTAGTTGGAATAATAAAGAAATAAGAATAAATTATTGAAGTGATTTGTTATTTATCTTTTTAACTATATATTTAAAAAAGGATGATTATTATCAGGTAAGTCTAGCAGAGTATCTTACAGCAGAGAAAGAATGTTGAGGAGATTGGGATTGTATTGTAAAGAAATTGCAAGATGAATGATACTCTATAAAAAAAATTGAAGAAGCAAAACAAAAAATAGAAAAATGAATAATATCTTTAAGCTTTTAAAAAATAAACAAAAACAACATGAGTAAGAACCTAACCTGGCTAGCTACACTACTAGTAGCTAGCGGAATTGTATTAATCATTATCTGAGCGGTTCAAACTAAAGCATACAACTACGAACCGCTTGGATGTAAAAAAGTTGTATGGTGATACTGCTGGTGAGAAAGAGCAGTTGAATTATACAACTGAATGAGGCAGCTTTGATTTAGTGATTATGAATCTTCACTCGTTATCAATAAATGCAAGAAGTGGATAATAACTTGAAGTGTAGAAAATTGTATTATAGTTACTGCTTGAATAGCTATGGCTGAAAGTTGAGGATTCAAGCACTGTTGGAAAGGTCAATGTATGTGAGTTAAAGTATACGGTTTCAAAAACCTATCAGAAAATCTAGACGATTGGTTGTCAAGGTATACCAAATACTGGTATACCTGGAGATGGAAAGGTTGAGCTAGATTTTTCTACAGCTTAAACTGAAGACCATCTTTGAGTAGATATTGTACTGAAGAAGCTAGTTCGGGAATGTATAGATATCATTGTCCGAACTGATGGAGACACTTCAATTATGTGTTTAATTTTTTAACAAAATAAACTAATGTTACACAAAGGAACATTACTTGAATTACTTGACTATTTTAAATTTGACTTAATAAAGAAAGTATACATTATTAAACAGTTAAAAAAAATGGATAATGAATTTATATCACAAGGAGTCTTCGATGCATTGCTAGAAGATGCTAACCTTGAAAGATATAAAGTATATAATATTGATTGACAATTCTTGTTAACACTATATAAACAACCATCTACTTGACAACGATTAGACGATGAATTTAATCCAACAGAATACATAAAATGAGAAGTATTAATCTTTGATGATGAAAAAATAATTATTACTTGACCATTTAATATGAAATCCTAGATAAGAAAATAATAATTTTATAACTTAATTAAATAAACAAATGAAAAAATTTAAATTATTAAAGGACTTGCCTGGAGCAAAAGCTTGAGACATAATAGTATATGAAGATTGAGATGTATATTTTGAGGAATGTAGTGATAACACAACTCCATCCTTTCAAACTGTTGATGAGCATTTATTATGAATATTAGAAAGGATGATTACAGAACTAGAATATAATTGATGGTTAGAAGAGGTGGAGGAGACACCCAAAAGTATCTATGAATTAAAAAATCGTGGGGCATACTTTTATATTAATGATAGATGAGAGATAATTGATGTTGATTGATTGTTATGAAGCGGATTCGAAAGAAGATTAGAAATGTGAAATGTTTTTTTAACAGAAGAGGAAGCAGAAAAAGAATTAAGAAAAAGGAAAGCATTAGCAAGAATTAAAAGATGGATTTGGAAGAATAAAGCTCTATTATGACTTAATAGGGATGAAGATTGAACTTATCATTGATGATATAGGGTAGCCTATTATAAGGATACTAATGAATTAGAGATCATCCTAGAAACAGCTATGACTATTGATGGAATAATGTTTATGTATAAGTCAGATGCAGAGAGATGTTTGGTAGAATGTAAAAAAGATTGGGGAATTTTATTTGATTTAAAAGAATAAAAAATGAGTAATATGAAGTTAATATTTAAATTAGACTATTATATTAAAAAAACGGATATAATTCCAGACGTAATTAAACTATTAGATAAATATAATGATTATATAGATTATGAACTTACAAAATATTGATATTCTTATCAAGGAATATGTAGTAAAAAACATATTTTATTTAGAAAAGAAAACTTTGTAACATACAAAATTAAAGAGGATAATTGATACTATTCAAGTAGTTGATTATCTTTAAATAAATGATGTTTAAAGCTAGTTAGTCCTAAAGAAACTGAATATAAATTAAATATACCCACTTATGAAGTTGATCGAGATATAGGAGAAATAGAAACATATGCTAAAATATTCTTAGCATACGTTGATACATATAGACATAAATATGATGAATTAATACAAGAATTGGATAGAATAAACACAAAAAGATTATTTATTTTAGATTTAAGTGTAGGGTTAAGTGGTGTTGACTTTGAATGAACTTCTCAAATAATATCTAGTGTTACTGAGATTTCTTTTTTAGATATGAAAATAAATATCTTTAAAAAATTAAAAAATAAATTAGAAAAGAAAATAAAGAAATATTTAACATGAGAAGAGATAAAAGTACTTTTACAACATAATAAATTTGAAAAATGGATATAGGAAAATATATAACTGCATTTAATGAATTTTGATGTTTCTTTGATCAGGCATTACTTATAGATGACAAGGATTATAGTATAATTGCTCTAACGGATTTTTATTTAATTAACGAAGATTGAGATTTACATACTATATCTAGACTACTTAATCCTAATACTAAAATTAAGAAAATAAGAATAAATTACATTTACTATGAATATAATTATAATTTTATATGTGAGTTACTAAAAAAATTGTATAACTCATATATTCTATGAAAGGAGTTCTCTAAAAAAGTTAAAATAAAATATAAATGAGAACTTAGAGAGCTTGAACCTTTTTTACTTAAAGAAGTAAGGAAATTAAAAAAAGAAGATGTAAAGAAAATATTAGAGAGTAAATGAAATTATATTTTACATATAAATAATGATACACACACAGGATGCTACATAAAACTGGTTTCTGATTAAAGTTAAAATAAGATATATAGATACTTTTAGATTTTCAAAGTAATTAAAATGACATATGAAAGAGCAAAAGAATTAGGTTTGTCAGAGGACCTAGCTAGATTCGTAGCTAGGTTAGATTTAAAAGAAAGAATACAACAAAATCCTGAAGACGAAAAATTAAAACAAGAATACATAAGTTTATACTGAGAAAAGGAATATTGGTTCCTACTTAGAAGTATTTATTCTATAACTAAATAAAAATGCTACAAATAATATTAATGGAAATTGGATTTCTAATCTGTGTATTTATTGGAGATTTATTGATGAAAATTGGGATATGATATGAGGACGATATGATATTTAAGCAAGGACAATTAATAAGTGTAGTTTGACTTATTTGTATGTTGGTTTGACCTTTTATTTATTTCTTTATAAAATAAAAATGACACCAGAATTAAGATTACAAAAAGCCTTATATGAATACTGGGATTGGTTCCAAAGTCAGTATACTGATGATGATATGTTGCCTGATGGTGTATATAAATGACCTGATGACAACACTTATACACTAAGAGAAATAAGAGACCAGTTCATAGATGATTTGAACGAGAAAATTTATCAGTTCATAGAAAAGGAACTTCCAATTGAGAAGGATGAAATACCAAAGGTAAGTATTGAGATTGAAAGAATTTAATTCCTAATAATTATTAAAATGACATTTATAGATTACACTTTAAGAAAAGATTATCAAAAAAAATGGATACAAGAGCAAGACAAGTTCTTTACAGCTTTAAAAACATTGTTTAGTTCAGCTGTAAAATCCTTTATTTATATGTGAAAATATTTATATTATAAAGTAAAATCGAGATGATAAACTATCAACACTTAGTAGAAGTAGATGCAAAAATGATAAAAGTTAGATGAGATTGGAACAGATATTATAACATCTTTGCGAATGATGTTGTAATGTATGAGGTTAGTAATAAAAAAGATTATGAAATATATCTCAAAAAGAGAAAAGAGTTTTTATGAAAGAGTTGGGAAACTTTTTTATCTAATAACTAAATTAAAATGAGGGTTAATGTAGAGCAAATTATAGAGCGGGATAAAGACAAATTTAACTGTCCAGAAAAATTATTAAGTCTTTTGAATAGTAAAGAAGTAAATGTTCTAGATATATTAAAATTGAATGAACTAGAATATGATGATTGTTTAAGAGAAGATATAACCTGGTTAAAAATAATTATAAAAGATTTAATAAATGATACTATTTAAATTGTAAATAATAAGAATAAGAATGCTTACAAAGGTTGATACAGATACACTTACAAAAGATGTAAAAAAGAAAGTAATTGAACTTGGTAAGACATTAGGTGAGGTTTATTGAAAGTACTGATTGTCTTATCAGGTTCTTAAAGATAAAAGAGTTAAGTATTTTACAGACAAAGTGTTTAAGAGGATTAAAAAAATGGTAGAAGAACTTTGACTTGATATTAAAGATTATCTTATAGAAGATAATTTAGTAGAACTACCACCTAAACACAAGGCTATTAAGTACATCTGAGATCAGATGTATTATTATTACAAGAAAAAATATGGGAACAAAATTCCTAAAAAAGCTTATGAAAAATATTTTAAATCTTAAACTAAATAATAATGGCTACAAAAAAAGCTACTACAACTAAGGTAATTATTGAAGGAAAAGAGTATTCAATAAATGAATATCTACCAACTGATATTCTAAAGAAGGATTTTAAATGACAAGAATATGTTGATGTAAAATTTATTAGAGATATAGCAAGACAGTTAGATATCCTAGAAAGAGTTGAATTTAAACCAGTCGAAAAATTGGCTAGTTCTAATTCAGCTGTGGCTTTGCTACAAACTTGTGTTATTACATTAAAAGATTGAAGAGTGTTTGAAGGATTAGGTGCTTTGAATCTTACTAGTAAAACATTACTTAGTGACGGATTGTATGGTGGGATATCAAGATTGAGGGCTAGAGCATTTAAAGATGCATTAAAATATGTAGCTAAGATCTTCGAATTCCCACAAGAGGAAGAAGCTATTGAAAAAACATTTGAAGAAGTTGAGAAGAAAGCTGAGAAAATTGTTGATAATACAGATAAAGATTATGTAGCAGACTTTGCAGAATATATTGCAACTAAGAATCCTAAGACAGTTGAAGAGTTTGAGATAGTGAGACAACAATGGGCTAAAGAAAATAATCTAAAACAGTTAATAGAAAAATGAAAAGTAAATACAGAAGAACTAAAGAAGATTGCAGACGAATGGAGAAAAGCTTTATCTGATAAAAAATAGATATGAATAAACTAAAATTATTAGTAGAAAAAAAACAACAATTGAAACAGCTTCAAGAAGAAATAAAACAACTTGAAGCTGAGCTTCTTCAAGAAGGAATTGAAGAAGAAAAGGTCGACAATTTTATTGTAAAGAAAGTAGTAAGACTTTCTTATAAATTAAAACCAGATATAGATGAATTAGAAGTAAAGAGAAAATATCCAGATGCTGTTAAAATTGTAATCGATACAAAAGCATTAGTTAAAGAATGAGCAGAAGAATATTTAGAAGAAAAAGAGACAGCTTATTTACAAGTAAAAGAGATTAAATAATGTATGACTTGATTTATATTGATCCACCTTGGTGGTATAATTCTAGGAAAACTTGATGAGAAAGAAAAAATAAAATAAAGTTTTGAGGATGAGCTATGAAACACTATCCTCTTATGAGAGATGAAGAACTACTAAACTTTAAGAATGTTATAAGTAGTCTGGCAAATAAAGACTGTATAATGTTTATGTGGGCTACATGTCCTAGACTTGATTTTGCTATTGAACTTATGAAGTATTGGTGATTTGTTTATAAAACTGTAGCTTTTACATGGGTAAAAATAAATAAAGATTGAAGTTATAGGATTAATCCCTGATATTATACAGCTAGTAATGTGGAACTAGTATTAATATGAATTAAGTGAAAGAATGGATGAAGATTTAAACCTGCTAAACCTATGATAAATCAAATCATAGCAGAGCCTATAAGAGAACATAGTAGAAAGCCTGATAAGGTTAGAGAGAACTTAGATATTATGTATCCTAATTTAAAGAAGATAGAGGTATTTGCAAGATGTAAACCTAAAGGACGAGATGTGTATTGAAATGAGATTTATAAATTTAATAATTGTAATGACTAATCAAATAAGAACTACAAGCTTGTCTATCTATAATACTTGTCCATATAAGTTTAAATATTGAGAAGTAAATATACCAATAGAAGTGAGTGCTTTATGAGATTTAATTCACTTTGTAAGTAGACATCCAGAAAGTAAGAAAGAGATGATAGACTGGTATTCGAAAGAAATAAATCCAGACTTGAAAACTAAAAAAATAATAGACAAGCTTGCAGATAAAGTTATTCAATATAGACAACAAATAGACAATGTCTATAACTTTGTCTATACAGAAATTCCATTTGTAAAAAAAATAGAGAATACATGGATTACTTGAACAGCAGATTTGGTTGCTATAAGAGATTCTTGACAAAGTCAAGAACTCTTAATCATAGACTGGAAAACATCTAATAATAAGAATTGGTATGAATGAGATGATATTTGGAATGAAAGTTTACAATCAACAGTATACTCATATTTGGCTATGGAATACTTTTGATTTAATAAAGCTAAGTTTAGATATGTAGTTCTCGAAAAGAAAAGTAGTGCAAGTTTAAAGGAGTTTGAAAGAGAATTTACAAAAGAAGACTGTTTAAAGAAAATTAAAAAAGTAGTTATAGAATATCAAAACTCACAAGACTTTGATGATTATGAACCTAAACAAAATAGAATGTGTCATTTCTGTGAATTAAAAGAGAAATGTCCATTATTTAAACTTAATGTAGAGGAATGAAATATTACAGAATCTGAGATAAAGTTTTAAGTTTTGAGTTACCAAAAGAGCTAATATTTAAAGAGCAAAATCCATTTAATGAAGCGCGACCTAAACAGCTTAAACTTTTTGAAAAAAAAAGATGAAGCAATACATATATTTTACCAAGGACATTTGGGATAGAAAAAGAAACTAAAGATAGTATACAACTACCAGATTTTCTTAGACCTAAACAAAAAGAAGCAGTTGAGAAATTATTGAAATATAATTATTGACTTCTTTTATCAGGTGTGGGGTCAGGGAAAAGTTATATGATGGCTGCGATAGCTAAGGTATATTCTTGACATACCTTAGTTATTGCACCGAAGACAGAGATTGCAAAATGATTATACGAGAAGTTTAAATGATTGTGAATTGAAGTAGAAATATTTAATAAGGATAAGTTTAGTAGAACTAATCCTCCTAAGGTTCTTATTATTGTTTCAAGATCCTTTGATATGTATTGGGAGAAGTTATCACTAGATAGTATTTACAAACAAGTACTAATAGATGAGATACATATGCAGTTTACCACAAGAAACAGAATACATTTCTTCTGTCAATATAAGTATGACAAAGTATATTGATTTACTTGAACCCCAGAGTTAAATAATTTTCCCTCAGAAGCATTATTTAAAATGTTTAATAATGTATATATCGACAGTTGAATACGACCTAAAAATCCTGAGGTTTATTATTATAAGTTTAGTAAATCTTATAATGCTGTTGACTGGCAGGACTTGGTCGATACAATGTATTGGGATACAGAAAGATTAGCTCACTTCTTATTCTTAGTTGAAGATGTAATGAAAAGATGAGACAGAAATATGTGAATAATATTTGTAGATAGAACTGATATAGCTGAGTGAATAGCAGTTGCATTAAATAAACTTTGAATCTCTGCTGCTGCTTATACTTGAAAAGTTAGTAAAAAGAAAAGAGAAGAAATATTAAAAGAATTGACAGAAAAAAAATGAGTAATGGTTGCAACTTATCAGTCAGTAGGAACTTGATTTGATCATCCTCCATTAGATACAGCTTTTTACTTTATGTTCGTAAAATTTAAGGCACAAGTAAAACAAGCTATTGGAAGAATACTAAGAGGTTCAGAGAATCCAGAATATTATGATTTCCAGGATGGGAATTTATACTCGCAAGTAAGAGAAAGAATGAAAGCTTATAAAGAAATGTGGTGAGACATAGAAATAAAAAAATATAAGAATTACTTGATTGATATAGAAAAATCTATACAATTAAAATCACTTGCAGAAGAAATTAAAAATCAATATAAAAAGAAGGAAGATATTAAAGAACTATTTAATATATAACAAGAGCAAGATGAAAATCTATTTTAAAACATATGTTGATGACAATTGAATTTATTTTAAGAATTCTGAAAACAATATCCTAATTAGATTTGCTGGTAAACCACAATTCTTATTAGAAGAGAGTATTAGAAAGTATTGAAAGAAAGAAGGTATAGAGTTTTACGATAAGATGACAGATCTGTTTTTAGATATTAGTAAAAGATGATTTAGTCCAATAGTTGCTTATTTATATGGTAACAAAAAAAACAATGGCAGAGAAACTTTCTTTGAAGAGTCTGAATGAAAAGATTAAAAAGCTTGAAAATAAAAAAAATAATGAACCACAAATAATAAAAGCAAGTATAGAAGAATATACAGAAGCTGCAAAAGGATTTGACATGAACAGAATGACAAATTATTGAGTACATACATTTAGGAATGGTATTGCTGTATGTGACTTAAAATCCGTAATTTTAGTAAGAGACAAACAATGAAGAGTATATTGACTTAAAAATTGAGAAAAAATAAATACAGATGCTGAATATGTTTGAATTATAACAGATGTAAATAGAGAATGATTTATTGAATAACAGCTAAGTTATGAAATACTTAGATAAAGATTGAAAAACTACTATTAAAGATAAAGCAAAATATGCTTTCATTGATAATGGAATTTTGCTTAGAAAGATTTCTAAGGAAGCAATAGATCTACCTATCTTTAATGTAGTTTGAGAATTCTGAAATAAGAAGGCAATAATTTCTAATAAGGATACTGTGATACAGAAGTTAACTAAAAACATCAAACCAAATCGGTGGAAGTTAATATGATGGCAGGTTGATAATTGAGGGAAGATTAAAATATGAGAATGGAAGAAAGAAGTGTATGACTTAACAATAAAGAATACAGAACCTTCTATAAAAGACTTGTCAATATTATCGAAAGCTTTACAACTTATAAGTAAAGATTTAGAATTAAATTGAGATTTAGCAGAACTTAAAGAGAAAGTTAATTCTCTTATTTTACCAGAGGATGTAGGTGCGAAATTGTTTGTTGATGAGATAGAAAATCAAGAAGTATTTGTATCTAATGAACTAGGAATTGTCTTAGATATAAGAAATAAAGATGACAATATATCTTGAAATGTGTTTGATTGTTTGTATAGACTTGCTAAATGAAGTATTACAAAACTGAATAAGTTATTACAGCAATTCTGAATAGATGGTATAGAAGAGACAGATATCTATTATATGTATAATATCAGTGATACACATAAAATAGAATTTAGAAAAGACGGAGTATATTCAATTAAAACAAATTGAGATGCAGAAGTTGAAAGTGTAATTATTGATAAACCGTTGAAACTGGTAGGATGGTATGAGTCTAATTACGATGTCTTAAATAATGTGATTACTGATATTAAGAAAAGATACTACTACTTCGAATGAGATATTATCTTCCCATATTATCAGAATACAGACCATTTCAATAAAAGATTATGATGACAATGAATAAGAATGATGACGACTTGAAAAACATTTCAAATGTTTTATTCAGCACTAGACCAATGGATAGATGAAGATAATATACCTGAGTTTAAAATTGTAGAACATAATTGAATTGATCTAGAAAAAAAAATATTTGTCCATTGATGACAGATGTTGTATAAAGATACAGATGAAGAATTTAAAGTATTTGCTCCTAAATATGCTACTACTATTTGAGAACAAATAACTATACAAGAAGCAAAGAAAATTATGAAGTGATATTTAAGAGAACCTTATCACTATATTATATTCCTATGGTTCTTATGAGCTTTCCTTAAAAAGGATTTATTCCAGCAATGAATACCAACACCAATCTTACAGGTTATCTGATTTACTGAATCAGGTAAAACTGAAACTATACAAATGATGATGAAACTTGTGGGATTGTCACCTACGCCAATAAAAGATGGAAATGTAACAATTCAACCAAGAGCAATGACATTAGAAGGAACAAGAACATTTGCAGTTCAAAATGAGTTATGAGATTATGCGCCAATATTCTTTGATGAGTTTACTTGAAATATCTCATCTGAAATAGAAGAAATGTTAAGATGAGTTTATAATGAAAAAGATGCAAAGAAAGGTAGAGCAGATCAAAGTGTTGTTACATACAATATGTTATCTCCTGTTGTTATTGGTTGAGAGAAAGCACCAAAGTATATGTCTGTTATGAATAGATCTATCTATGTTCAATTAGATAAATCATTACATACAGATAAAGAGACTTATAAGAAAATCAGAAAAAGTCTTAATTGAAAATCTGTTCTTGCAGATATGTGGGATAAAGTGAAAGATGTTGACTTATCTAAATATAAAGATTGGATTGATAATTGAGAAGCTAGAATAGATAATAACTATGCTTGGTTAAGGATTGTTAATGATATTTACAAAGTATTCTCTAAGGAAGAACTTGAAACTATCATAGAGAAAACATCAAAAATACATAGAGCTATTATTGAGGGTAAAGATGAATTAAAAGAGTTTTTTGTAAAAACTATCTTGTATAATAAAAAGGAACAGTCAATCAATATAAGATGAGATGTTGGTGAAGAGGTGACTATCGATTTATATATTCCAGAAGAACTTGGAAGTAAGCATCATGCTATTCAAGCTATTAAACAATTAGTTAAAGATGATACAAGTGAAAACCAAAATATTGTTATAAACATAAGCAGATTATTAAAAGAAAGAGATAAAAGAACTGAATGGATTGTTCAATATTTATTTAGATACTTAGCAAATTACAAAAATAGACTTTGGCAAGCATTCATGTACGAGTTTATAAATTAATTAATACAAGATGAATTTAAGAGAGTTAATTACATTAGAGCCAAAAGAGTTTATAAAATCATTAGGAAACCTTACCTGAAAATCTTTGCAATATAGAAATAAGTGGCTTCAAAAAAAAAGCGAAGAAATTTGATTGGCTGTTAGATTTTATAAAGAAAATTGAAAACTATATATTAAGATACATAAAAGACATCTTACTAATAGATATATTCCGAATCCATATTTTACAGATACTAATCTTGTTAAATTTGGGAACTACCTTAAAAATAAAGTTAAGAAGGATGATATGCATATAAAATTAGAGGATGTTGTAAGTACAAGATGATGGGTTGATTATAGAGCTACAAAATTTATAAAATGATTTATATTTTATTTAATAAAACAATATTATGACAGAAACTAAAACAACATTTAACAAAATTTGGGAAAAAGAATTTGATAAAGATTTTAACTGACAACCATTAGATGGTTATAAAAAAGTAGTAAAGATTACCACAGTAGATAAAGATGATCTAACTGATAGAAGAAAATGAGATTATTGAGAAGAGATTATTTATAAATTTAAATTGGCTACACCAGACTGACATAAAGATGCTGAGTTGATATTTCAAGAGAATAAAAAAGCTTTATGAAAAATAAAAGTATGATGACAAGAATATGTAATTTGGAAATTTATTAGGGAAGATGGTGTGTCTTGTGCTTTTAAATATAATGATGAATATTGGTGTAATATTGAGAAAAAGAGAAATAAAAATGATGAAATATATTTCAAATTTAAATTCTCTTATAAAGATGAAATCCAAGATGAAGATATAGAACTTGAAGAGGTTGAATTTTAAATACTAATATAGAGCAATGTATTTTTCAGAGCTACCAGATTGTGTGAAATATAAATTAATAAGAGCACCTAAGAAGGTATTACAAAGAATAGTAGAGAGACATAATGACAAAATATCTAACCGATGACAGCAAATAGATTATATAATATACGAACAAGATTGATTATCCTGTTTGTTAATAGAAAAAACACAGGAAGAAATAGTTGAAGAAATCAAAAAGTGGATAGAAGAAAATATACAGAATATAAGAAAAAAACATAATCTTGATTTACAAGAAGTAGAAAACATATTATTTATAGCAAATACATCTAAATATGTAGTAGATTTTGAAAGGATTGAACCTTATGTTGAGTTATCTGATATTTATGAGGAATGCTTCCCTAGAAAAAAAGAATATAAACCAGTGATTATTAAGTGAGAAAAAATAGATTTACCTGATATTGAAGATTTAAAAAGAATACCAATCTTATCTGTATTAGATAAATTGTGAATAGAATATAAAAAGGTTTGATATGATACTTATGCCTTATATGAGCATTGAAGATGGACAGACTGATGGAGAGCTAATACTACGCAAAATATAGTTACTGACTTTTCTTCTAAATGAAGGGCGCATTGAAATCCATTCCATTTTGTTTCTATATACTTATGAACGGATGTAAAAGAAACATCTTTACGATTTAAAGATAATTGATTATGTTAGTAGCAGATGCAAATGCTTTTAAAAGATTTCTTAAAGATAATGTAAATATATCTAATCATTTACTTGGTAAAGCTATTAAAAAATATTGTGATATTTTTTGGGATTTAGAAAAAAGATTAAGAAAGTATTCTGAAAAAGAATATAATAGAGCAGTAACTAATTTAGATGAGGAGTATAGTAAAATCTGAAAACGTAAAATTAAAAAACTAGATGAATTAAAATTATTGATGACTTATTTTGCAAAGAGACAAATATATTTATACCTTAAAAATAAATAATGAATAAAGAATTAGAAAAAGCATTGGGTAATATTTATGCTGATAAAAAGAAAGAAGTGATTGATACTTTGTATTGGGATGATTTACTTGATAAAACAACTGAGTTTTTAGAAAAAAATAAAGATTGAAATACAAAACAATTGTTAAAAAAATATGAACAAGATATGGATAAATATAGAAATATGATTATACAATGCTGGTATAATAAAGATATTGGAAAAGTGTTAGAATGAATAATAGAATATATGATAGCTACTATTTGATATATGTACTTTTGAAATCAAGATAAAGATAAAATATTGTGAGTTATGAAAGGAATATTAGGTATGACAATGCTTCCAGAAGATTTGTTGAGATTAGCATTCTTGGAAATATTGTCAGCAAAAGCGAATAATAGAGAACCAAATATTGATAAAGTATTTACATATTTAAATTAAACCCAGAGCAATGTTTGTAAGAGCAATTGATATATTAGCACAAAATGTATGAAAAACAATTAAGATGGTTAAATGACCAACAGGGAATAGATATATAATATGAGACAAAACAATAAATGAATTGGTAGCTGGTACTAATTTAACAAGGTGATGACTAGCTTCTTATGTATGTATGTTAATGAGGAAAAAATGAGTAAAGGAACTCAAAATTACAAAAAAACTAATACAAGAATTAGCACAAAGATGAAAATGAACTCATTGAGATAGATATATGTATACTTGATATGTGTATGACGGAAACGGGAACATTATCTTAAAAATGCCATGATATACTAAATTTACTGATACATTTTGAAAAAAACCAAAGAATTGGTGGAATTATCTACCGTCCGCTGTTGAGGTTAAGTTTGTTTCCCCTATTCGGGAAGATTTAGTTTTTAAAAGAAAAGATTATGAAAGTAATTAGTTATGATGAAAACTTATTACCTATGAAAGGAACATCTAATAGTTTATGTTTAGATTTAAAATCTGCTGAGAACGTAGTAATTAATCCAGGTGAAGTTAAATTGGTATGACTTGGTATTAAAACAGATTTCGCTTGGAAACTGTATGTCAGAAGTAGTCTACCTTTAAAGAAAGGATTGATGCTTGCAAATAGTGTTGGTATTATAGATGCAGATTATAGAAACGAAGCTAAGGCTATGTTATATAACTTTACAGATACCCCAGTGGAAATTAAGAGATGAGAAAGGATTGCACAGATGGAAGTTATATGAGATGATTGTGAACTAATTAAATTAGTTGATAAGAATTTGTATGATAATTGGGAAAAAGAAAATGTAACGGAAAGACAATGAGGGTTTGGTTCAACTGGTTGATATTTAAATTCTAACTAAGACAAATGAAGATAGGAATTGTTTGAGCTTTCTCAACTTGAAAGACTACGTTAGCTTATCAACTTAAAGAAAAATATGAAAGAGTATACTGAGATAAAATACACTTAGATATCAACACTGAAAGAGAATTAGCAGAACTTCTGTCATTTGATTTCAATAAACATACAGAAGAACAAAAACTAGATTATCAAAGATGGTTAGTCCATACAACATTAGCCGTTGCGTGAAAGTATGACGACTTAATAACAGATACTCCAATTAATCTTATACCAGCATATTGTGATGATGAGAATATTAAAAAGATAGTTAGAAAATATTCACCATATTTATATGACATTATTTTCTATCTACCAATTGAGTTTGAGATAGAAAATGATTGAGTAAGACATACAAACGAAGAACTTAGGAGAGGAGTAAACAAGAGGGTTTTAGAAGAGTTACATAACGCTTATTCTCAAAACAATAAACTAACAATCAGGACTTTACATTGAAGTATTGCAGATAGATTACAACAGGCTATTTATTTCATAGATATGTGGAAGAGAAGTTGGAGATGAATTTGATTTTAGAAAATAAATAAATTAAAATGTCTAAAAGATCGTGTAAAATTACATATTATTGATGGACTGTATATTGATTGACTGATTTCTTAAAACCAAGTGAGTGGTCTTGGGGGAGTTATTCATATACAATGTATTTATCTTGAAAAAATAGATATCTACAATATATATGGTTACTAATTAGATATACAATACTAAGCATAATATGAATAATTATTCATGTATTTATAACACCATTTATGATAATTATATACTGATTCCAACGAATATTTGAAGTAGTAAGTCTCATATTTTTATCTGCCTGAGAGATATATGTAGTATTAGAATGCCTCTTTAACTTACCTAAACTTAAATAATAGTTACTTAACTATTTAATTATGTATAATATAAAATGCTAAATAAAGAATCATTTAAAAATCAACTAAAAGGAATAATTAAGACAAAAGAAATGTTGTCATTGAAATGTGATAACTGATACAATATGGATATATATGTAATAAATGAATGAGAAAATATGTTATGATGACATATATATAAATATAATATTATGTGAAAAAATTTAGATACAGGTTGACAATTTGTATGTAATAACGAAAACGATGTAGAAGGATTGTATAATTTAATATACGAAATTTATAAGATAAATAACAAATAAATGGAAAACTTTAAACTAGCTCTATTTGAGAAAGCTACAAAAAAAGTATACAAGTGAAAAGATCTTGTGAATGTAAATCCTTGATTGCTATGGTCAATAATAGTATCTAATAAAGATAATGAATTAAGACAAGACTATGAAATATTATTGTTTACTTGATTTCAAGATAAAAATAATAAGGATATATATGAATGAGATATAATAGCATTCTGAGTAGAATTACTAGATTGAAAACATGGTACATATTATTGAACAGTTATATATGATGAAGATAGAGCTTCATTCTTTGTTGAACTAGATAACTGAGATTTAATTTCGTTAGATGCTTTGTTTAACTCTGATAAATATAGAGAGGAGTTTAAAAAGCTTTGAATAAAAAAAATAAACTGAATAGAGAATGAATATTTATATCCTAAAAACAACAATGGATTATAAAGAACTTATAGAAGCTTATGAAAAATATAAAGGTATATATAAATGACTAGATAATTTATATATATGTAAAGTAGATAATAAAGTATATAAAATGAAGTTAATAGATATAATAATAAGATATGAGTTGAATATACATGAAGTTATAGCTAAAACATTAATTCTAAAAGATGATTATACTTATTTAATTAATAATACTTCTGTTGAAATATATTGTAGTATATGAATTAATAGTATTAGAAAATTACAAGATGTTCAAGAATGATCTACTTTCTATATTGACAATCTATGAGAATCTTGAGAATATTTATATTTTAATTGAATTAAATCAAATACTTGACAATTTACTTGACCACTTAATTATTGATACTGAACTGAGGATAGTGAAGTTATAAAGATAGGCAATACTTATTATTTTATTCGTTAAATAATAATAATGACAAACAAACAAATCAATCAAGTAATTAAAGAAATGAGAATCTGGTCTAAAGTATACCATGATAAATTCAAAGACGGGAATACATTCTGGGATATGTTCTTTAGGGAGTTAAGAAGTAAGTTAATTGAACACTGTACTAATAAAGAAGATCCGTACACAGATGGTGAAGATAAACCTAATCCAGATGTTGAAGTTATTGAGATAAATTCATTTGATGATTTGATTTGATTCTTTAATAAAATGATTAGGTAAATTATTTTGTAGGGTATATCCCTACATTATGGAGCTGTAGTTCAGCTGGCTAGAACGCCTGCCTGTCACGCAGGAGGTCGCGGGTTCGAATCCCGTCAGCTCCGTATTTCTATCAAGTTTCTATCATTCTAATCTAACTAGCTAATCCAAGGAACCCTTCTATTTAAAGAAAGAATACAAAAGTAAACCTGTGTCAACAATCACATTCTCTTCTTCTAATCTCTTTTCGCCAGCTTATAGCTGGTTATTATATTGCTTTTATAAATTAATAATATAACATGAATACACAAGAACAACCAATCATCATTGTAAACGAACAAGGATTTAGATTGATCCAAGAACTTATGAACATGGCTTTAAAAGGTTATGGTTTGGATGCATACAACGTTGTATCTTCATTGATTCAAGAAGCTAAATCGTACTGACAATTTGTAGCGGAATTAGAGGAATCGCTTACAATGGAATTGGAGGAAAAAATAAAAAGGGAATACGAGAAAAAACAAAAAGACTTGAAAAAGAAAAAAGAATAATTATATAAATACAGGTCTTGGGGAGCTGTGGCTAGCGAGGAGGTCTCCCCGAAAGTGTAGTATCCTGTTCGCCTACTAGCCAAGGCAATAAAGTAACAGGCTCTGCTACACTACGCTGGCGTGAGGCCCCAGCAATCTATGCAAAAGTCCTGTGTGCTCAGTATGAGTCCAGGCGATACCTTGCCATCGCGGCAAGGTTTTTTTATTTAAATAAAAAACTCTGACGTCTAGTCAGAGCTTAATTCTTTTTTTATATAACTTATAGTCTCGTTTTCATCATATTCTCAATTCCAATATTCATATAACAACCTTCAGATATTTAATAATACTCACCTTTTATTTTTCTTGTCTCAGTATCATTCACATTCTAACTTATGTCAGCATCACTTTATAACATAATAATTTTCTCAATACTTATCATACATCTCATATGTTAAATCATATATCAAGTCAGTTAGATCTGACACATCATCAGTATTATATGTCGACACATTTAATTCTTCATTTCAATCTTCGTTTTTATCTATCTCCAACAAACTTAGTTGTTCCTTATCTGAGTTGTATTCTATTAATCTTCAGGAAGATAGGTTTAGATTTAACTCCATTTTATAATTATTTAAAGTTATAAATTAATTACTTCTATTATAATTTTTTTAATATAATCATTACAGTTTTTAAATTTAACTTTATCTTTTATTTTATCAAAGTCGTATAACATATTATTAAATACAGCAGTACATGTAGTTTCTATTCACTCGAAATCAAGTATGGCCTTGTCGTATTTGTCAATGTCTTCTCTAATCTTTTTTCAAGTTTCCCAACTTCACACTACCTTTGCTCAGTTTACATAATCTCTTATTTTTATTGTTTTCATCTATTAATCTAAATAAATAAAACTCACCTCGGGCTTATCTTTAATTCATTTTTTAATTACTACAAATCAGGTGCTACTACTGATTCATAAGGCTTTATTGTACATTCAATCACCAGCTAGCGATGGCACAATAATCCTCATTCATTTTCTATTTCATTCTTCAAGTACTCAAGAATGTATATGACCTTGAAGTAAGATATTATATTTCTGTGAGTTCCCATATTCCCATAGTATATCAGACAATCTTCTCTTAGTTCATCAAATATGTCAATGTTGAAGTATAAAGGTAAAATCATCTGTCTCTACTGTATTCCAAACTTCTCTTAGATAGTTAATTTCTATTTCTAGTTGTTGCAGTCATCTTCTTATCATTTCATAAATAATAAGTCACCCTGTATATTCAAAGCTATCTTTTTGACCAATACGATCGTGATTTCAAGTTATACCATATACATCTAGTTTCTTTCAACTGCTATATATTCTAACAAACATCTCTTCAAATACTTCAACAGTTTTCATTATCAAATCAAATCCATATGGTCAATCCATATCATCTGTCTGTCATACATGCATTCATCATCTTACAATAGTTTCAAGTATGTCTCATAATATAAACAACTTAACATTTCTTTCTGGTCTATTACAAACATATTCGGTAACCTGTTTTATTCTTTCTATAATTTTATCTGTATCTTCTTTACCGATATGTATATCAGTTATTGCAGTATATAATGTATCGTTATTATGTTTATCTAAGTTTTGTCTGTGTAGTTTGTTTAAATCTTCAGCTGTAATAATTTTCTCAGGGTTATAAGATTCCAGGTATTCTTTTAACATTCATAAAAACTCCTCTAAGTCATATAGTTTTTTGATAGCTTTCTCGTATTCTCTATCTTTTTGTCTTTCATATTGTTTTACTAATTTATTCTTGTATTTATTCTGTACAGCTTCATATGTTACATCTCTAATCACTTCTTCAACCTTATCCTCTCACCATTTTCATTCTACATATTCCAACGCCCAATCAGGAATTACATCACTATCTTTGTACAAGTTTAATCTATTCTTAAGTAATTGCCAAGCTTCAGGTTTTAAGTTGTATTTCCTTTGAACTTGTAATCAAGATAGATTTCATCCATATCTAGAATAATCCTTAAATATATTAACTATTAATTCTAACGGAAACACATACCTATGTTTTTCTTCTCATACTTTCCTATACATTACAATGTCTACACTTCAATCTTCATTCTCTATAATCTCAAATGTCTGTCTGCTTTCTATTTCATCATTTAACTTTTTTAAATCGTTTTCAAGTTCATCAATTTTATTTTTTAACCACCATCTCACTGTTCTATCACTAACAACAATTCATAATTCTTCTTCAATTATTTTTTTAATTTCTTTAGATTTGTATCCTTGTTCGTTTAACTCTTTTACGCGCAATAAGACTTCTCTATCGTGTTTCATTATGTATGTATATAAAAAAATAAACTACCACTATATGTGGTAGTATAGTCATTTGTCTTTATTTTTCAATTTAATCATAGGGCGGTTGCCCTATTTAAGTTTTTGTTTTAACTCTTCTATTTTTTTATCTTTTTCAGCTTCTAGTTTAGTATACATATCAGCATAAGCATCTGCTTTCTCTTTTATTTTTTTGGCTAGTTCTTTAACATCTACACCTTTTGCTTCTGCTAGCTTGTTTAGATATTCACTTTCTTGTCAAGCTAGTACTTTTTCAGCTTCTACTCTCTTTGTCTCCCAGGTTTCTACTTCCATTTCTGGGTAGGCCTTAATATAATCTTTAATTGTTTTGTCAAAACATTTATTTATTTTTTGTATTTCTTCTTCTAACATTTTTTGTTTATATTCTTCCATTTGTTTTTTGTATTCTTCACTTTCTTCTTTTGGTACAATTTTTCAATCTTCATAAACTCAATTGACTACATCACTTTCTACCCATTTATCTACTTTTACTTTTGTTTTCTCTTCACTTATAATAAACACTTTTCAATTTTTAATTCAGTAGAACATTTTTTGAAAAATTATTTATCTAAATATCTTTTAACCGATTTTAAAGCTTTTACATTACCTAAATCAAGTGCTCTTAATTTTAGATTATGATATTCAAAGTCTGGTTTTTCATTATCCAAACATTTTACAACAGGTCTACCTGCTAAAAATTCTATAAGTCTTTTAACCTCACTAGCAGGTAGATTATAGACATTCTCTGGTTTGGGGGGATTTTTAGGATTATGCCAATTAGTTCTAAGTCAGACTATGAACTCGTTATTAAATAATAGTTCTATATGCATTTAGAATAATTTATTTACATTTATAAATTTAATATTCCCATTAGCACCAGCTTGTCAATCTCATCAATTATCTCAGTTAGAATCACTTCCAGCAGTTCATTGTCATCATAGACCACCTATTCATCAATTACCTCAATTAACATAAATATTACTTAATGTAATATCTTTGGGTGTAAAAAGTATAAAAAATCAACCACCTCATCAACCACTACCTCAACCACCTCATCAACCACCAGCATTAGTCTCGTATGTACTACTTCTAGTTCAATTTGTACCATTTTCTCAATTTCATCAGTCTTCTCAATTCAGATATATATTACCATTCAATTCTATATTCTTACAATTAAGTACAAGTCCTCATCAAGCTAATCATCTTTCACCTGGGTCACCTCCCTTTCATCAAGTTGCATCACTAACACTTCATCAATTACCACCAGTAGTCAGTGTACCGATTCCTCAATTTGAATGTTCATCCTCGTCTACTGCCCCTCATCAACCTCATCAACTTCATTGACCTCAATCTTTGCTGTAGTAATTCGTATATACCATATATGAGTGTCATCATTCACCAGTTCCATCACCACCATCAACAGTTCATCAATATCATCATCTTCAAGCAGTTCATCATATTCATCAACTAATTTCTATTCAAAATAGAGACTTAAAGTCTAAATACGACTTACCATTTAAATCTATATCTCAATCGATTTGAACATCTCAATTACATTTAATTAGCATATTTCAGTTTGTATCTGTTGTCGACAATGTAGCACCACTAGCAATATTTATGCTAGAAAATTGATAAGCTTGATTTAAGTTCAGATTAGTAGTTCAAGATGTTATTATTAAATCTCAATCACTTCAATCGCCAAAAACAAAAGTCTGTGCTTGAATATTACTTAATCCACTCCCATCTCAAACAAACTTCTTACCACTAGGTGCTTCTACATCTCAATTACTATTAAGCACCATAAGTCAATTAGGTTGCATTTCAGCGACTCAATTTCTTTTATATTCACTAGCATTTATACCTTTTAAAGTCATCTTAATTGTTTAATTATAAAGAATGTAATTCTAATAATCAGTCAGAATTAACTTTTAATTGATAAATATTTCAATCATCTCATTGTAAAATAACATCCTTAGTGAATCATATTCAACTTTCATCAGGCATTACATATAACATCTTTCATCATTCACCGGAATACCCACCTGGCGTATCAATTAAATCAGTGAAATGTTCAGATGTAACATTTCAGCCAGCTTGCCATTTATTTCATACTCAATTATATATCAACACCTTTCAATCCGAGACGCTATCAACATCAACATCTTCTATATCATTTAATTTACTTCAGCTTTTATCTATCATATCCCAGGTTATATATCATCTTACAGTAGACTTAATATTATTAATTGTTATAATATTTCATCAAGCTGTCACAACTCTTGCTAATGGTATATGATTAACCTCTATACTATCTACTTTTTTAATTAAATTGTCATTAAAATCAACAACAATATAACTTGTAGAATTATCATCTAATATAATTTCTGTATCTCATATTTCAATTGGTCAATTCTTTCAGAATACAATACCTCATCTTACCAGTATGTTTAATCAAGTTTTCTTTTGTATATATCACAAATCATCTATATTATTACTTAACCGATTTATAATTTCAGCCACATCATTCATTTGTATTATACTACCAATCTCGTGAGTATAAGACGGATATTGTCTATTATAATCATAATAATAAACTGTATTTCAATTTACATTATGATAAAAGATGATTTCTCTTTTATTATTTACAAAATCTACAATTAACCATCACATTTTACCAACAGGAGCTTCTGATACTTGGAAAGATTTCTCTGTTGTATCAGAAGGATCTCAGGCAGGTATTTGTGAAGCTAATGTAGTTTTGTAGAAGTTTTGTGCTTTTAATCTACCATACATTATAGACTATTAAGTTCTAAATCTCCATTATCATCTACTTTTAATAAATACCTATTCCCATTACTATCTGTAAGAACAAGTCATCATCAAGGATTGCTTATTTCTAGGTTATTACTAAATATCTTATTTCATCATATAGTTTCATCTCAATTTTTATGTACTAATATAGCGTCATATGCTTGTGCTACTTTAATATTATGATTATTACTATCAACTTCAATAGTATTTCAATCTACTTTATCAGACAAGTATCAAGCAATAGGATCTCAACTATCAGCTTTTACCTTTTCATCTACTCAGTTTCAAGCTCAGTCTCATCAGGTACTATCTCAATTACTTATTCAATATTTTTCGATTGTATATGTATTAGTTCAATCATTAATTTTTAGATAAATAGTATGTTGAATATCGTCTTCATTATAAAACGATATGTTAGCTATAACATATTTATCTGTAGTTTGATTGTCTAATAGTGTAGTATCGCTAGTATTAGATAATCATCATACAGCTATCTTTTCTTCAAAACTAGTTCAACTTATACTGTATGATATACAATAATTTACATTGCTACTATTTGTAGCTTCTCACAGTGAAGCTACTAATGAATATCAATTTTCTAAAACAATTGGTTTCATCTTAGTTATTAATTATTTAAACTCATAAGCCACATATATTTCTTAGTGTTTAGATCAACTAATTCTCCATTTACAGCTAACATCTTTTCATTTCAATTCTCGTCTTGTATATATAGATTTCCATCATCTTTTATATAAAGTTTTACATATCAATTATCGGCTTGTGCAGTTGATTGTATTTTTTTTAGCTCAATAGGGTTAAGTTTCTTCATCAATTTGAATTATTCAATTAAAGTATTCAACAATTCAAAGGGAGGAAGAAACCTCCCCTATAAATTATTATCCAATTATAGCAATTGTCAATGCATTATCGCCTGGTGCTGTTGAGACATCTACTCTTAAAGAATTATTATCAATCAAAGTAATATCTGTTTCAACTTCTGCTCCTGTTGAGCTATCATAAACCTTAGCAACTACAAACTTATTATCTAGGTTATGTGTAATTGTATAACTTGTATCAGTTGTATTACCAAATGCTTGTGAAAACCTTTTTGTATAGTTTACTAATGTAGCAGGTGTTACTACTTTTTGAGTATCAGATTTAGCTTCTGCTTCTGCTTGTGTAGCTAATTTAACAAGACCCATTACATCAGTTGTAGCGTAATCAGTGTTTCTTTGTATCTTAATCCACTTATCACCTACTGTTGCCTCGTCTCAACTAGCAGTTCCATCTTGCTTACAGATAATCATATCACCTACTTCCACAGGTGTACCATTAGTTCAACCAACTTTACCAGCAACACTAATTACATAAGCATCACCAGCATCAGCAGCAGGATAATCTGGATTTGTACTAGCATCAATCTCACCTTTAAGTGTGAATGCATCAGTAGTTGCAACAGCGTTATCAACATAAGACTTAACAGCATCCGCTCTCGCTACTTTTGTAGAACTAGCATCATTTGCTAAGTCAGATGAGATGGCATTACTATCAATATCATCAAATTGAACCGCACCATCATTAATTGTAACAGCTCCTGTATTATCTACTGATATATCCCCTGATAAAGTTTTATTTTCCCACTTACCAGTAGATGAATTATAAATTAATACTTGCGCATCTGCAACAGATTGGATATCTGTATCATTTAAATCTGATAATAATGCACTAGCATTATCTTGTAATACAATCCAAGCAGAGCCATCATAAATTTTAAGCTTATCTTCCGATGTATTGAAAAAAATTTGTCCTTCAACTGCTGATGTTGGCTCAGATGTTCCTTTATGAATAACACCGTTCAATAACTGGTTTTGGTTTAGATCTAAATCAACTAAGAATTTTCTTGCCATTTCTATAACTATAAGATATAAAACATTCTGCCTGTGACTATTACACAGGCAAGATTAATTACACACTACTTTCCCGCTAGTCGCTTCGTTAAAATAAATTTTCACATTATTTAAATCTACATATTGAATATCTCATTGTAAAGCCATTCAGGTTGTATCCATTATAATCACACAAGGATACTTTCAAAGGTTGTGAGGTACATCTACACTAGTAGCATCAGTAAATTCTTGTTCATAATATTTATCAGATTTATCCTCTGATACTTTCCAAGTTCAACTACTAGCATCATATTTTAAAATAAATTTATCTTGTATTCAAGTTAAATCCACATCTTCTAAATCTCACAACTCTTTCACATTGCTAGCAGAAGAAAATTCTAATCAATCTTCTGTGTCTTTAACAACTACAACTTTTCAAGCTTGTCAAGAAAAAGAATTTGGAGTGTCATCTAATTGTAAAAATTTTGTTACTCATCATTGATTTATAATTTCTTCTTTATGGGTAACATTATTCAAAACAATAATCTCTCTCTTCACTTTTGTTAAAGTTTTTGGCATTATACTATTTTACTTCTAAATCTGTTATATTTACTTTTAAATAACTATCTGGTAATGCATCTATAAACTTATGCATTCTTGCTAACAAAATTTTACATCTTCTAAAATTCTTAGCAGCATCTACAATTTCTTTTGGTCTTCATTCTGCAATAATAACAGTAGCGATATTATCGTCAGTTCTTAACATTGAGAATTGTTGTAATCAATTATTCTCTAAGAAATCAGTAAACATAGTAACTCTTAAATCCTCAACAATAGTTTTTATCTGAGTAAACAAATTAAGATAATCTATAAGTGCTTGTTTATTATTATTGTCAATCATTCTTTTTTCTAATGATACAGCTTTCTTAATTAAATCTTGAATATTGTATTTCATATCTTTATTATAAGGAATAAATATCTTTAAATTTTATAACAAACTTATCAATGATTTCAATAGAAAAAGAAAAAGATTTTCAAGCTGTTTTTACTAAACTAATAAGACAAATGTGATGATGGATTTATAAAATTCCAGATATTTGAAATGTTAGAAAACCCTTTGATACATTTATATCATATAAATGAAACATAAAAGCAGTAGAATTGAAAGTAGCACCAACCTCAAAAACAAATATTAAGAGACTATTAAAAGAACATCAAATAGGTAACCTAAAAGAATTGTATCCAAATGCTTTTGTTTTAGTTTATTTTAAAAAAGAAAAAGCTTCATCCCTTTATCAGATGAAGCCTAATGGTAATCTGGAAGAGATAATTCATCTCAAAAGATTATTTGTAATCTGTGATTATCTACTTTAAACAAATTTAAAGCATTCATAGTATCATCTTCGATGTAATCTTTTAACAGACTATATTCTCTTACAGCCATATTTATGGTTTTATTTTCAGGAGCTTTTACATATCAGTCCTCAGTTTTTACAACAAAATAAGCATTCTCCATAATATATTTTAATTGTTCAAATACAGCCTCATCGGTTAATCAAATTTCATCTAATAAAATGTGAACTTTTGCCTTATTAGATAATTCATCAGTCAATCATAAAAGGTCTTCGAGAGTTAGACCTTTTTTTTGGTATCATCTAAGGATTTTCCGTATTTTAATTGCTGATAGCATATTAGGAAAATCAGGAATAGCTTCTCAATTAGGAGCTATCCTGATAGAATTAAATATTTGATCTTTTAATTTTTTAAAGGTAAAATTATCTGTTAACCCTACTTGGTTTAATTTTTGTTCTAGTTGCTTTATTTGGTTTTGTCTTCTTGTATGTTTTTCCAACAGGTTTTGTTTTAGGTTTCCTAGCTCTTTTGGCTTTAATATATTTTTCTCTTGTTCTAAGGATTTCAGTTCTAAGTTGTCCTGGGTTGATTGGTTTCAATTTTTCTCTTCTAATTCAGATTTTATTTGCATCTATTTTAATATTAGTTTTTAAAGTTTTAGGATTGTATACCGAATATTTAATTTTTGAGAATGCTTTTGGTTTATATGTCGGTAGTTTTAAAGTTAACTCTTTTAGTTTAGAAATCTCTTTCTTTATATGCCTAGCTAATTTAGCAGGTTTTGTATCTACTAATCCAAATCTATTTGGTTTTACCTTTGTATTGTTTGAAAATAATCATTCTAATATTTCCGGATTAGCTTGAATTCTCTTGTCTGTTTCCCAAATTAAATCAGCAAGTTTATTTACGTAAGGTCAATATTTATCTGGATTAGATAATAATAAATCCTTAACCTTATTTAAATTTGCATATAACAATGCAGTTTTAGCAATAGTCTTTGTAGTAGATGATACTCATAAATTATCTATTAAATTCCAAAGTCTATCTAACATAGGTTGGAAGTTTTCTTTATCAGTATCTCTCAATAACTTAGCAGGGATACTAGTAAATAATTGATTATTAAAATCTGTTTTTTGTAAATCTATTAGTTCTGCAAATAACTCTAATTCCATATCTTTTTTAATATCATTTGTATATAAGTCTTTATTATCTCAATATGTTTTTTGTATGTAGTATCATGATACTTTTGAGTGTAAATGCTTATCTAATCATTCTAATACAGGAAGGTATTTTTTAATAATATTTACTTTTATTTGTCTTAATGTGTCTTGTGGTATATCAGATATTTTCTTAACTCACAAAGATGTTTTTAAATTATTTACTAATGATTGGTATTCCTTTTGCGCCATATATGCTGTAATCATAGTTGCACCTGCTTTTGTGTCTAATCAAGCTAGCAATTTTAATGCTGTCTGTGTATCTCACTTAATTAAACTAGAATTAACTATTACAATAAGTTTATTTAGGTCATATCATTTTTCTTGTAGCTCATTAAATATTAATCACAATTTTCACTGCCATTCAGTTGTTCATCATTCCAGATTCCATCATTGTAAGTAATCAGATTTTGTTATAAAGTTATACAATTTATTTATACTCTTATCATCTTCTAATAAACTATCAGGAATTTCTCAAGTTTCTTTCATTATTTTAAAGTCAACATCACTATCTAATTGTTGTCATAGCTTAGTAAACTTATATGAATAACTGGCTGCGTAATAACTTCATAAAAATGATAATTTATAATCCTTTACTATACTAGACATTCATTTCTTTAAAAACTCTTTATATTTGTTCTCATTTACAAGATCCCATTTCTCTTCTCACCATTTTGTTAATGGAAATCATAAGGCTCATTCTAACAATCACAATCTAGTTTTACTATCAAATCTTGTTGTATATACTCATTTATATTGATCAAACATATTATACGATAATGTAGTATTTGCTGCATTTACAAGATTATAAAAGAATGTGTAAATAGCTTGGTCATCTTTTCACATAGCTAAATATATAGCTGGTTGTCACACTAATTGTCAAAAGTATTTTACATCTTTCATAAAATTACTAAATACTGCTTGTCAAAATCAGTGTAAAGTCCATAACAATGTTTTTCAAAAATCAGCATCATCTTTGTATGCTATAAGTCAGTAGTCAATAGCTTTACCAATAGCTCTTGTTAAAACAAACGATTGAAATGCTTGGAATGGGATTAGTGCTTCTTTTATAGCTTTTACTTCATCTCAGTCAACTTCTGTATCTTTATGGATATTGTATATTAAAAATGAAGCCATATATAATTGTTTTAGAATTGCTTGTAATCTTTTTGATTTAACTAGTGATGAAAATAAACTAGCTGTTGCTGCTTTTGTACTTCAAGTTATTCTATAAATTGTAGCAGCATCTCTAATAGGTGTAATAAATATGTCTGTCATATATGACGCAAATTTTTTACTTCACCAAGAAGAGAATATATTTAAGAAGATATGTCTAGAAAACGAATTCCTAGTTAAACCTGCATGATAAGCAACTTTATACAATCTTGTATATTCTACCAAAGCTTTTTCATTCGCATCATCTATTAGTTTATTAATTGTAGCTAATGCTTCTAAATCTCATTTGTTAGCTTTATCAACTAATAATTTCAATTCATTCATATCAATTCAAGCATCGTTAAGAACATAGTCAAATATTTTGTCTTTAACAAAAGTTTTTTTAGCTAATTCATCTACCACACCAGCAGGATTAAATATAACTCAATTCAATTGCTGAACAAGTTTCTTGTTTAATACAGCATCAGCTAAACTATTTAAATTAAATTTTTTAAGAATTTTGTATAACCATAAATTGAATTTATTTGCTATCCTAATATCCCAAGTAAGTTTGTTATTTTCAGAATATTTTATAATCTCATTTTCTAATGGCGAGAATATTTCTTGTTCTAATTTCTTTTTTATTTTTTGATTATTTAATTCATTTAATATATTTAAGAATTCCTTATATTGTCAAGGATTTTTTATTTGATATAATGATAATGATTCAGGAATTGTATATAAGTTCTGGAAAGCAATAGATAAACCTTTACCACCAAATAATGTCATAGAAGTTTTATAATAAATGTCTCTAATTATTCAAATTACTTCATACCATTTATTATCTCAAAATACTGATTTTCAATATAAATCCCCTTTGATTCTCTTAATATTGTTTTCATTCATTCAAGCTTTTTGTAGTAATATATCTATCAAACTATATTGGCTTCAAACAGATTCTTGGTATGCTTTATCAAAAGGTTCAAATGTTGATCTAAGATTATTAAATCATACAATTAAGTTTTTGTTTTTAGAAAAAATATCTATTATCTTATCATATAATATATTTTCATCCAACTTTGGATAAGCTTTTACAAATTCTCTTGTTATTACCTGTAAGTCAGTTTTAATTTTATATTTAAATGGGACTCTAATAGAAGTATCAATTCAGTATTTTAAGAACGCATATCAAACATATCATTCTTTTGAAAATGCATTTTTACTCCTTTCGAACAAATTCCTCTGAACCATAATTTGTTCATCTGTAATCTTATAATCTCATTTACCAATATTCTCTAAATATTGGTTTATGTAATTCTTAAATTTTATCAGTTTATCTTCATAATTATCTAAATTTAATAATTCTTTTTGATAATACATATAAAACTCATCCTCTAATTTTATTCATTTATCTGTTTCTAAGTTTTTTATTCTCTTTTGTAATGTATCTAATACTACCATCATAGGTTCGTATTGCTCTATTTCATCTACAATTTTAGGATTTTCTGTAATTAAAGTGTTTAATTTTTTTAATAAATCTATCTGTAAATCCTTTACTTTTGTTTCATTAACCCTTAAAATTTTCTTAATCATAGTAGCTAATTCAGGTGAATATTCTTCAATTAATTCAATGTTAGACAATAAATTTACTAAATAACTATTAATTCAAAATGTAGATAATACATTTTCTCAAAATCTATGTTCTAACTTCCCAGTTATATACTCAGGAAACTTATGAACTAATTCAGTATATCTTATTAGGTTATCTTCTATCAAACTATCTGCTTCTTTCTCTAATCAACTGATAAGTTCTTGAACCTCCTCTTTTGTTAAGTCTCACAATTTTCACTCATCGAATCTCTTTTTTAATTCTTTATATTGTTCTTCTATATATGCAACTTTTTCTACATCTGAAATATTGTTAGCAATATCTTCTCAAAATTTGTTTTTTGTTATTTCTTTTGCATGTGTAAAATCTTTCATTCAATATTCTCAACCGATATCAGCAGAAAAGTAATTTATGATTGTATCGATATCTTGTTGGAACATTCAGGTATTTACTACAAAAACATTTCATTCAGAATCCTGTAAAAGAGCAGTATCTTTATTAACAAATCATACAAATTTATAATTTGTTCATCTTTGTTGATTTATCTGGTTTAGTATTTCAGAGATATTATACTCTTCTGTCTTATTCTCTTTTCTTAATTGGTTTAGGATATCTCAATATTTAAATTTACTTTCATTCCGGATATCATATAAATTAGAAAAATCTCTAAATCAATCTTTATAAATTCTTTTTGTATTCCTTTCAACCGTAGTTTTATCTGCAAAAAATATTTTATCTTTTACTTTTTCTAGGAAATATGTATGACTGTTTAATGTGGTTAGAGCAGCATCAGCATTCTCCAAATCATATTGTGCAGCTTTTTTGTCTAGATTTTTATAATAATTTTGCAATCATCTTATATCTTTATCTTGTAATAATTTTTCTAATTCAGTATCTCAATAAAACAACTTAGTAAGTTCCTGTTTTTCTTCTTTACTTAATGAAATATCTGTTACAAGTTCATCAAATAAATTTGCGACATCATCTCACCTTTTAATATTTTTTTGAAGCTCCTTTATATATTGTTCTCTTTTTATCTTATCTTTTTCATTTATTATTTTTTCTATCATCTTTTTTGTATTTTCTACCATATTCTTCTTAATATTTTTATTTATATATGCATACATATTAGACTTCATCATCTTAGACATCTCATATCATTTAGCTACATAATCATTATAGTCTTTTGTTTCTGGGAATTTTTTACTTACTTCATCTAAAAAACTTTCAAGTGTATATCATTTCTTTTCTAATAAAGAAAGAAATGTCTGCATTTCTTCCTCAGACATTTCTCATAATCTTTTGTAGTAAGGGAACAAGTCTCACATATATTTCTTAATATCAACACAAACCATTTATTATTCTTAACAATTTAAAGCCTTTTTGAAATTTTTAAACATTGCATACTTTTCATCACTAATTAAGTAATCAATAGTATCCTTAATTTTTAAATACCTATTACTTTCATATTCCTGTTTTATTATTTCTGTTGCTGGAATGTTCTGTTTTATCATATTTCAGGTCTTTTCATCATATATATATTTTACTCAGTCATCTGTTGTTACTATAATGTTTTTACCATCTTTTTCAACCAAAGGTGCTAAAAACCTATTTTCTATTCCTGGATATTTTCTTGTTCATACAGGGATAGGGATCTTTTTAACATACTGATAGTTCTTTAAAGCTTGTGTATACAACCTCTCATCTAGATTTGCAAGTTCTGGATATTGTTTAACTAATCATTTATTTAAATTTCTAGCAACAATAGGATTAAATCTATAATAATTAGCCTTAATTAATGCCTCTGCTTTATTCTTATCAATGTTAGCTATTTTAGTAATCCATCAGTTTTTTAATCATATTCAAATATCAAAGTTTGTGTTCTTAAATTTGTTGATATACCTATTATCTATATCATATCACATACTTTGTAATAATCATTTTATTGAATCATCTCATTTCTTTATTCAAAGTTTTTTAGTAATATAATTTAAAGCTTTTGATAAATAATCTTCCTTTGCTTTTATTGTTTTTAACACATCGTCTCCTACAACTCTACTCCACAAATAAGCAGCAGTATTTAGTGTGATATTATCAATTTTCCCATCAGCAAGGGATTTTAACATAAATGCAAGTGCTTCCGTTGCTGTTTTTCACAATTTTGTTTTTCATAATTCTTTTGCTATATTTGTTACATTTAATCATTCATTATAATATTTAATAGCTAACTCTCTTAGTTGTTCTATTTTTGATAGACTATCATTATCAAATAATTTCTTGAAGTAATCTGGAATATCTGGTATAGAATTCTTTTTAACTGATGCTGTTACTAAATCATCAATATAATTCCAAACAGCAGCAGCTTTTAATCCATTTTCTCATCATAATCATAATTTTAATTGTAATCTAACAAGTTCTCTAAAATCCTTATCCGGTATTCAGTATTTATTCTTATAAGCTAGATATTTACTACCAAATATATTTCTTACAAAATCATTAAATTCTTTTTCAGTCATTATATCAATAGCTTTTTCTAGTTCTTTGATATCTCTAAATTTTACAAAATTTGTAAAATAATTTTTTATAGTTTTATATCATTTATTAATAATTAAACCAATATTAGCAGCAAATTTTAATACTCAATTTACTTTATCTGGATTATCAACGAAAAATCTTTTTGAAATATATTTCTTTATAGCTTCTTTAAAAAGATTAAGTTCATCTTGTTTTATATCTATTCATAAATCAGATAACTGTTTCAATAATCTGTCTAAGATATCGCTTTTATTTCACCTTACTATCATTTCTCAAATAACATAAGCAAGAAACTCTTCCTTACTTTGTAGAATTGTTTTCAATAATTTCTCTAAATCTTTTTTTTGTTCTCACTCTGCTATTTGTATTAACTGCTTTACCCCAGCAACTGCTTTTTCATAAATATCATCTAATCTCTTTGTTACTTTTTCACCTGTAACTTTTCTAAAAAAGTTTTCTCATTTTCTATGTGTTAGCTCGTGGAATAATACTATAAAAAAGTTTTCAGGATTATTTCAGTATAGTTCTTTTAATGTATTCACTTTAACAATATCTTTTGTATTATCAGTTAATCATAATGCTCATTTTTTATTTTTAAATAATTGAATCTTAGTTCAACTTAATACATTATCCTTTTTCCATTTTATCAACTGTTTTACAACCCTATTAATTAGATCTTGATATGTCCTAGGAAGTTTACTTACCTCTCATACATTTTTGAAATATCATACTATTGTATCCACAAATTCATCATACGATACAGGTTTTCAATTAAATTTCTTATAAGCATACTCAACAGCATCTCACATTACTTTACTGAATGTATCATCTTCTAACGTTCCTTCTTTTAAATTATACTTTAATTTAAAATCATAATCTTTTGGAATAGGATTAGTATTTGCTATCTTAATCACGTCTCAATTCTTGACAGATAAGTCATTAGAAACTTTTTTCAAAAATGTTTTCTTTAAGTCTAAGTGTGTTAAAAAGTTTTTAATATCACTTAAATTGTTTGCAGTTTTTAAATATTTATCAACACTCTCACTCCATTCTTTTGCAGATTGACTAACATAATCAAAAACTTTATCAATTGCTTTACTGTTATTAGTTTTAATAACAGTATCAAGTACCTTGGACAATACTGGATTACTATTAGTTTTTTTAAGATAATTATTAATGTCCTCTAACACTGCTTTCTTTGTTATTTTAACTAATGGGCTGAATAATCAACTTTTTTTCTTATTCAACTCATCAAGCTTAGCTATATATTTTTGAAACAAATCTTTAATTGCGTTATAATCACTTATTCATTTAGCCTTTGCAAATTCTTCTATATCTCATAAATTCTTAAATACTTCATTTCATTTAACTTTTACTTGTTTTCAATCTTTATCTTTAATAATAAATTCTGTATCATCTAAATATTTCTTTAACGCATCTTTTTCTGTTAACCCTAAAATTTTCTTACCTGTCTGTCAAATAAGAGATAAAGCAGGATTCATTATAGCTTCACCAGCAATATCGAATAACATATCAGTTTGTTGTGTCAATCTAGTTTGTGCAGGATCAAAATAATGATTAAAAATTCAGTTAATTGCTTCATTAGTTCATAAAACATTTATTGTTTTAGATAACAATGGGCTTATCTTTTCAGTAGCTCCCGCTACTTTCGATACTCATCATATTCATAAAATTGTTGAAACAGTTCAAGGAACTAAGTCAGCAATAGTATTTCAAACTCATTGCATTACTTTATCGTAAAGTGTTGATTTATTGTCTGCAAGATCTATTCTTTCTTGTAAATTATTCCCCCATTCAACATGATATGGAGTAATAGCATTTACCAGTTCTGCCCATCACTCCTCTCATTTCTGAACTGCTGTATTTAAAAATCACATAATAGTTCAAGCTCAACTTTTAATTTTCCCTAATACTGATTCTTTATCTGCTATACCTTGTAAAGAAGATAGTGTCCTAAGAGAATTTAATCAATCTTCTATTTGTGATGCTAGTTGATTTAATTCATCATCATTAGATACTTTTTCAAAATCTCATCAATATTCTTTTAACTTATCTACAACTGCTGTCAAATATGTGTTAATAAGATTACGAACATTTCTAAGTCAAGATTTAAGTTTTTCTGGTGTTCTATCTCAAAAACTTTTCTTCATAGATAGATCTATTTCTGCTAGCCTTTTTATATAATCTTTCATTATATTCATCGTATTATTAGCTTCTTTTTTTGTTATTACTCATTTGTTAGTTAAATCAGATAATTGTTTTCATATTGTTCATTGTGTAAGTTCTTTTGTATATTCAGAGATAATTTTTTCAGGGGAAAGTTTTGCAATAATATCTCATTTATATCACATTTGCTTTAATTTTTCTTCTGCATTTGGAACTATATTTTTAAATTTAGAAATGTCATATTGTGTAGCAAGTCATTTAATTTTGTTTTCTAATTCTTTATCATCTAGCTTATTATTTAAATATTTATATACATCATAAGCTGTAATATTATTTGCTTTAAATACTTCTGGTAACTGCTGAGTAGCTTTCTCAAATTGTTCCGCTATATTCTCAGCAGCGGTAGTTTTTGCATATTCATCTAACACTGGAATATGTTTTGTAACATCTGCAATCCTGTTATTTATCCAATTCAAAAATCATTCATTATACTCCGGTGAATCCAATAATGTATCTAGTACCTTTTTATTTTGTTGTTCTGTACTATTTGTTTCATTATCAAACCAAGTTAGTGGATTGTACCAAGTCATTCATATTTTATAAAATTATAAACTAAAAAAAATATATTTAATTTAATTAAAAAAACAAGAGATTAACTCTTGTCCTGATTAATTATAGTTTTCAAGAACCTATATAAAATAACTATTAATTCTAGTCTAGTAACAGGTCTATTTGGTTCAAGCCGTCTTCAATCTTCCTTAGGAACTCACTTAATAATCTTTTTCTCGGTAAAGTATTTCACAGCTTGTCCTTGTTCAGTTTCTCCGTTAATCTTATAATCCACAAACATTTTTCTTTTGTAAGAATCTAAATTATCATCAACATTGTATACAATCCAGAATCTCCAATTAGCTAATCATTTTCTAACCATCTCCATTAATCAGCCCCACTTTATTTTAAATACTGCATATTCTCATTCATATTTAGTTCAGTCATTAGGTTCCCAACTATTTATGAAATACAAGTAATCTTCATCATATCAATAAGCTGTTACTGCGTGTCAACCAGTAGGAGTAAAGTTGTAAGTTTTAATCTCTCATAAAGCCATCTCAGTCCGAGTATTCTTATTCCCTCTGAAGGCAAAGTATAATGGATATCACATACTCAACCAGTATTTCATATTATCTGCTGTAGCATTAGCATAAGCGTATCCTGTAATTCATAAGTATTCGTCTTTAATGCTTAACGGATTGTAATAAGTTATCTCAGCAAGTAATTTATTATGCCTTACTAACTTTAATGCGTGTTCCAAATAATCACCGTGTTCTCATTTACAAACCCATTTGTGTCCCATTTCACTCCGTAATCTTTTAGCACCTTTAATTCAATCTATCTCTACTTTAAAATCCAGTTTTTTATTTCTTTCAATGGCTTCCTGTAAAGTAATATAATTAGTTAAAGCACTAGCAGTACAACTTGGAACACATCATTGATATACTGGTACTAGTTTATTATCAGCTTCTTTAAGTAAATCAACATTATCCTTAATTTTGCTTTTATCTATCTTTCATAAAATATTCTCTACTTTAAAGTCTCTAGGATCTGCTTCCATAGGTCCATACCATCTAGCTCATAAGTCATCAGGCATCTCATCTTCAACTTTTTTAAAAATAATATCTATTAGTTTATATATAGTTTTCTTTATAGCCTCTAAAGCTTTAATTAATGCTTTTCTCATAAAAGATAGTTAAAATATAAATTATTTTCTTTTCTTCTTCATTTTACATAATCATTTAGCCAGTGCAGCTCTTTTGGTCCACACACCTCACCTTTTTTTTAGTTTACTTAAACATCTTGGGTCACATCAAGATGAATATCACATTTTTCTACAAGCATTACCTGTAGCTCAAGGGTGTTTAATTTTAATAGTCTTCTTTCATAGTTTAACTACTTTATTTTTTGATGTCTTTGTTGATGTTTTCTTTGGCGTCTTCCTTGAAGCCCTTTTTCTCGTAGTCTCCTTTTTGAATGCCATTATTATTATAATTATGATGTAAAACAAAATCTAATTTATCTCATATAATCTCGCTAACAGATTTGTGTTGCATTTCCTTACGAATCTTCTTTAAATCTCTTATAAGCGGAAGGTCAATACCTATTGTATGTAAGTGTTCTCATATACTAATTAATTCCGTTATTCAGAGATATACAATAAAGAAGTAGTGCATTCAGTATTGAACTGGTTCTCAAAACATCATCATATCAAAGGCGTATCAAACGAATATGACCACAAAGTATGCAATAAATTTCCCTAATCATATCCACATCCTAAAACTAGATGTAGTTTTATTATATATTGATAATCAAAATCATAACAAAAAATCTATAACCATAAACATAAATAACATATCTATTGCTACTTGTTGCGAGTAATACATGTTTAGAATATATCAAGCAATAATTACAAGTAATGATAATATAACTTTAAACCGGAACATACTTAATGCTTGTTTAATATACAATAGTGTTGTATTAAGTAACGCTGTAATCGCATCCATAATTAACCTTATCACCTATTAAAATATCTTATTCCAAATAAATTTAACAATAAATATAATATTACAAAGAGAAATAATCTAACAATAAATAATGTCCAATGTAACAATCTATAGACTCATACACTAAATATAAGATTCACAACAAAAAAATCAATAAGATTTCATCATTTATAAAACCATATATCGTGCATATTACATAGCAAGTGTAAATCTTCTAATAACTGTTTACCTTTATCTTTTTTAAAATAAGGGAGAGATTTTATAAGTAATTCAAAATTAATCCCTCCCTTTCATCAACATCAATTACAATATTTACATTCTTTTAATTCTTCTATTGTATATCAATTTTCAGTTACTATTTGTTCTATAGTCCTCATAATATTAATTTATTGGTTTAAAATCCTCATTATAGACTTATAAATCTTTAATCATTTTTTTTCTAACTCTGTTCTTTCATTGACTGGTTTTGCCTCTATTTGTTCTGCTAATACTCAGGCAATTAAATTAAGTTGGTCTGTTAGTGTTGCTACTGAGAGAATATTTTCCTTTTTCTTAATTTTTTTTATATATTCATTTACTTTATTTTCATCAACTTTATCTCATCATTTCAAGATTATTTTTCAATCTAAAACTCATAAAAATCTTCAAGGATATAAATCATTTCCTGCTTGAATTAAATATTTCAATTCTTTATTTTCTTCAATTTTAGGCATAATTATTTTTTTTAAAATATAAAATTTTAACTTGTTAAACTTTTTGCTTCACTATCTGTTAATACTCTATCGTATACAATTATATCATCAAACTCTCAAGATGCAGGCTCATTCGCACTATTATATTCATCAGAAAAGAATGTATTACAATTAAAGTCCAAAGTTCAACTCTTAGAGACTTTAAATTGTCAATCCATATATATTTTGATAGTTCAATTGTTATAACTAATTGCTAATTTGTGCCAATTTCAATCTACATTAACATCACTTGCATAGGAATATTGAGTTCAGTGTCCAGATTTATATCAGTTAATAACATATTTATTACTACTTTTATATATTGAAACTGCAATATTATCATTAGTCTCTCAACCAAAGATGGTTTGCCGAGTACTTGTTCCAACATCTCTTAATTTAACATAAAAGGTCCATTGGTTTAGTAAGGTACCACCATCCATTCTTGTAGCAATTTTATTACTTCTTGTGTCAACATATGTAATATCTCACTCTGTCTTATAAGTTGGAGTTCAAATATACAATGTTAAATCTCTTCAATTTCAACTACTGTCTGTTAAATCTCAATTAAGTTTATATATTGCATATGGATTATTAGGTATAGTTCATCAACCACCTCATCAACCTCATCATCAACCACCTCATCAACCTCATCACTCAACCCATTCTAATCAGTCTTCTGTATTATTAACAGCTAATAGCTTACCTGCATTCCCTGTATAAGCTGGTACATCTTCTATATCAGATAATTTACTTCAAGTTTTATTTACATCAGTCCAATTGTGTGTATGTGTTGCATTTGCAAAATCATCTGCTTTCTTTCAACTGTCTTTTATGTTTCACGTGTTATCTATTGAAACAAAATTATTTTCTACTCACGAAGTGATTTTATCAGCTTTATTATTTTGTAAATCGTCTATATTATCCTTAACTAGTTTTTCTGATGGATAATGAATATTGTCTGGTGTAGTTTGCCAAGATGATACTTTGTTTGCTTTTTCTTCATAAATAGATAAATCTGGTTTGTTTTTTATATAATCATCTTTTGTATTGTCTATTTGGTTCCAATCAGATTGTACATTTTTTTCAGCTCAATCTTCAATTCAGTCTAATTTATTCTTATAAGCATCAGTAAAATCATTTGTAGACAATCATTTTCATACTACTTTATCTACTTTTTTATTAAGTTCATCTCAAATCTTTTTAGCTGTCCATAGTGCAGTATTATCTATTTTATTGTCATTAACGTCTTTGCCATCAACTTTATTTACATCTAATACACTTCAATCAACTAATATTTTTGTTCAATCTGATTTAATAGTATTTCAATCTATTTTATCTTCCAAATAACCAGGTACATCTAATGCATTAAGTCATACTTTTTCATCTGTTCCTGTATTAGGTGTAAACTCTAATCAATCTTCTGATGCATTTACTTTTAACGTTTTCCCTGCCTGTCAAGAAAAAGAACCAGGTGTATCATTTAATTCTATAAAAGAAGAAGCTCATCAGTTTCAACCTCATTTAATTACTGGAATTAAAACACCTCATTTTTGATTTTGTTGTTTTCTTTTTGCCATAGCTTTTATTTTAAAATTAAATCACTTGTATAATAATTTTAGTTTCATTTTCTCAATTTAAAAAAAGGAGGCTTTTATTTTTTACCTCCTTTCTTTGTTTTCTTTTCTTCCCTTTTTTCCTCTTCCTTTTCTTTCTTCTTGTCTTCTACTTTTTCCATACAAACTCCTACAAATTTTTCTACTTCTACAACCTGTCCTTTTCTATAAGTCTTACCTTCAATAAGGCATTCTCTTGTTATTCTTACAAGCATTTTATTAAATTAAGATTTAAAACTAGCTTACAATAAAGATACCCATTGTATCTGGTTTTTGGATTTCTGTTGTATAAACAGTTCTCAAAGTTTCGTCCAATACTGCTGATGATGTATTTGTTTCTTTTACAAAGTCGAACAATTGAGTATTTCCTGTCAATCTATCTTTTACTGGATATACTCTCAAATAATCAGCTTTTACTGCAAAGATTTCATTAGTCTTTACTAATGGTGAGCTTACAACTTGCAAAATTCTACCATTGAAAGTATTTGAAACAAAACCTAATAAGTTATAACCAGCATAAACATCTTTATTTTGTTGTTGTGCATCTACGTATTCTGTATAGTTAGCCAATTTTGCTAACTTTGTTTTTACAAATGGATTTACAATTAAAACATCAACTTCACTTTCTCTATTTGCTAATTCTGTTAAGAAAGCATCAAAGTTGTCTTGTGTAAGTGCACCTGTTGAGATAACACCACCACCTGTTGTGATATAGTGTTTTACACCACCTGCTGTCCAAGCTGATTGGTCTGCTTCACCTACTGCTGGTTTATATGGTTTACCATAAATCAAGTTTAATTGTAATTTCTTTAATTGAGTTTCTAGTTTTTCTTGCCTTTCTTCCAAAACTAAATCTTCATAGTCTTTCAAAGATGAATTAACTGCTCTTTTAGACAAAGTCAATCTATCTGTGATTTCTTGGATAAAGTTTTCATATCTTACTTTTTCTGACATTACATTTTCTGCTGTAATTCCTCCTTCAACTTCTGCATTTGAGATAACAAATATTTTAGTTCAATTGGAATGTGTTGCTGCTGTTGAACCTAAATCTCATCTTCTATAAACATCAATAGTATTTGCTGTTTTATCAACTGCTTTTACTTTAACATATTCATCTTCTACCATTAAAATTGTATTTGCAAACAATGTTTGTGCTAATTCTGCACTAATTGCTAAACCTGTTGTTGTTGTAGCATCCCAATCTGCTGTAATTGTCCCTTCTAACCTTCTTGCCTTAGTTGTATACCATTCATAGGTTGATACATATTGAATAGGTTTTTCTATCCTAAACAGATTTAAAATAGTTTTATCGCCTCCTGTCAAAGGCAAAATTGCACCTGTTTTATCTGCTAAGTATGGATAATCATTGATTTTAAACATTTCTTTTTAATTAAGATTTAAATTTAGTTAAACATTTTTGCCATAAGTTGTTTATACCTTAACAACTCCTCACCAGTAGCAGTATGATTTGCTACTTTCTTTTTTAAAATTTCAAATTCTGCTTTTTCATCTGTTTGATTTGTTTGAACTGGTTGCCCTCAACTTACTTGTGGTTTACTAGTCAAACCTGCAAGTTTCTTAATTTTTGGTAATTTCTCTACTAATTGTAAAGGTTCTAACTTATCTAGTTCAAGCAATTCTACAAGCTCATTAAATTTATCTTCACCTACTGCTTGTTTTACTTGTTCTATCTCTTGATTTGCTAGATTTTTAACAACTTCTTCATATTTTTGTAATTTTTCACTTAAAGGTTTATATTGTTCTAACTCCTCTTTTGCTTTTTCATACAAAGTCTTAAATTCTTCTTTCTCTGCTAGTTCCATTTCTTCTTTTTGTTTAAGCATTTCTTCCAACTTCTTTTTTTGTTCTATCACCTCTTGAAATCTTTCTGGCGGTATCCAGTTTTTATATTTTTTCTCTTCTTGTGGTTCTTGTGTTTGCTCTGGTTGTTTTACTTGCTCTTCCCCAGTCCCAGAGTTAACTGGTTCAGAGTTTTCTACTGCTGGTTGGTTTTGAGCAGTGCTACCAGCTTGCACTGAATTGTTTTGTTCCATTTAATTATTTTAAGATTTAAAACAAAAATACTTTAAATACTTTTATTTTTTTTCAATCTAAAAGTTTAATCAAATACAGGTATCCAATATCAACGACAATTAGAATGATATATAAGAGGTGGTTGCCCTTGTTTTGCTACGTCCCAAATCTCTCCATTATGTAGAGCACATATTTCACAGCAATCAAATTTTTCTACTCTTTTAAATTTTGTTATTCATACTTCTACTCCTCTATTTATAGTTCCTGCATTAGAGGCTTTTGCTGTCTCACTTCTTACTACCACTTCTCAATATCTAGATAAACTCCAAGATTTTCAACCTCTATCTTTCATTATAGTCAATCCTTTTTCTTTTAGTGTTTTTATCACTTCTTGTTTTAGTTCTTGTAAACTTTCACCTTCAATTTCTCACTTTGCAAGTTTTTCTAAGATTGCTACTTCATTTCATTTTGCTAGGCTCCATCTAGCTCCTCTATAAACTCAATCTACAATATTGCTAGCATAAGCAATACCTTCAGAAATTAAGTTCTCTACTGCTTCAAGATGTATTTGCCCTAAATAGTTTCAGATAAAATTTACATATTCATCTTTTGTATGTTCTTCTTTTAGAAAATCTGTGATTTCACTACTTTTATCTACTAGGTTTACACCTTCTAAATAACTTTCAGGCAATCTTATATTAGCCCAGGTTGTAATATTTACTCAAAGGTTTTGTAAAATATTTTGTATATCAGCTAAAACTGCTTTATAGCTTGTTATTTGCTTTCATTGCTTTAAAGCTGTTTCTACTTTAAGTAAAATATCTTTTTCTGCTTCTAAAAATAATTGTAAAAGCTTTTTATCTAATTCTTTCATCTAAAAAAATAAGATTTTAAAAGGCAATAAAATTGAAAATAGTAAAATAATAACTGCAAAAGCTAGGTAGAATAAACCTAAAAAATACAATCTTGCAAATTTCTTCTTATCTATGGTATCTGGTAGCTTATCAATAATTTTTTGTCTGTAATTCACTTTTTGATAAATAGCCATTATTGTTTATTTAGAGTTGGTAAAATACTTTGTCATTGCACTACTTTATTTACTAAGTCTTCTTGTTCTATCTTTGCTAATTCTTCTTTTACAAACAAATCATCCCGGTCAAATATCTTTTTAATTGCTGTTTCTTTTGAAACTAATCAATTTAAATATAAGTTTTGATAAATTTCTGCTTTCTGTTCTAGTGTTTGAGGTATTCAATCAGAGAATTTAACATCAATTTCTAAGTTATCCACATTATAACCTTGTAGCATTAAAGACTTTTTTATTAAATCCTTTAAACCTTTTTCAAACATTCTTTGTTTCCTTGCCACTTTTTTTAGAAATCTCATCATTCTAATTCTTAAAGCTTCTACTTTTTCAGCTCAACCTTTCTCTTCTATACCAAAGAAACTTGTAGGCACTTGCACTATACTAGCTGTAAGTTTTATAAGTTTGTCTAAATAATCTAAGGCATCAGTTATAAGCATATTTTTATTTTCAATAAACTCTGGTTTTTGTTCTCATTGACTAAATCAAATAACATCAAGTTCTTGAATGGAGTTTATCTTTCCTTCCTCTTTTGCTCTTTCTATCCATTCTAACATACTTTCTGGTAAAGCTATCTTTACATTTAGGTGTTTAATGAATTGTACAGAAATTTGGGTTATTCTATCATTTATTTCTTCTAGTAAGTCTAGCACTTCCTCTAAATCACTTCTACCAAAAAGTTCCCCTGCTATTTTTTGGTTGTCAATTCTTATAATTGGTAAGAAATCTAGTTCTTCTTGTAAGGTTATTTCTTCGAAATTTATTGTCTGTCAATCAAAGGTTCAGGTTCAAGCTGTAAAAAGCCGTTTTCAATTCTCTTGTAGTTTATAGTTTTGGATATTTGCTTTTTGGTTTCCATCTTCATCTACATAAAAACTTGCTATTGTATGTTCTGTTGGTTCTTGTCAAAGTGCTAGATTAGAGATTGTAGGATAATAATAGTCAAAAGGTATTTCTTCAATTATAACCTCATCATTTTCTTTTCTTGTTCTTAAAATAGAATAACCAGTTTTACTCTGGTTAATAAAAGCACCATAAAATACATTATCAAGATAGTTGTTTTCTTCTATTTCCTTCCATTCTTCTTGATAGTTCGATAATTCTATTTTTAGACCGTCTCAAAAACAAAAATCAGCAAAACTCTTAACTATAAGGCTTGATAAGTTAACTGATATGTAAAGTAATTCATCTTTTCTTTGGTCTTTCGTAAGGAAACTTTTAATATTAAAGATTTGTTCTCTAAAAGTCCCTTCTAAAAAATGTGATAAATCATTTTTATAAAGCTTATCAAAAAGTTTTCTTTTTTCTATTTCCTTTTGGATTGCTGGGTCTATTTGGATTTGCATTTAATATTTTTAGTAAAATAAATCTAAATAAATTTACTTTTTATTAGTTTTTATCAACTTAAAAGCACGTCATAGCTTCTTCTTTGGTCTTCTAGACTATATACCATAGCATCTACAAGGTCATCGTGTGGAACATTTGGAAAGTTAACTAGCTGGTTTACAAGCTCTTCCGTATTTTTTGAGAAAAAAACTCTTTGTTGTTCAAACAAGTATTGTTTCTCTTTAAGCCTTGTTATTTTATCTTTTGTCGCTTTTATATCTTTTACAGCTATACCTTCATTTTTTAGTAATTTCCCCATTACTCTTTGGAAAGCTACACTTTCAACTATCACATATCTTGGCTTATATTTCTGATAAAGGTTCTTGATAGTTTGGGTTGCTTTGAAAGGTTCTTTTTGTTTTCATCTTAATGCTATTGCCTCCACCACATAGTAGTTTTTACTTTTTCTATCATATCAAGAAATAACAATAGCAAAATCATCAGAAGTTTCTTTTTCGGAAATAGCAGGGTCAATACCAATATAGTATTCAAGTTTTGGAGGTAGGACATCATAGTATTGGATATATTCTCTTCATATTATTATTTGTCAGTCTACATAAGGAATAAGTAAATAGTTCTGATTAAAAGCTATTTCTCATTGTTCTTTTCTAAGTTCTTCTATTTTCTCCCAAGTAAAAGCTTCCCAAACTATTTTTCAATCTTCAATCAAAGGTTGTCTTCTTACAATCCGGTTAGGATTATTTTTAAACTCTTTTTCAAATCTTGGGACAAGTCAATCTTGTTTAATAATATTTCCTAAGAAAATAATTCTTGATTGAAAACCTAATCAACCAAAAACTTCTGATTTAAGAAAATGGTAGTTTTTGTCAATAATCTTTGGATTACTTACAGATTTTTCAACATCAATATCATCAAGCAAAAGCAAATCTGGTCTAAAAGCACCTTCTTCGGTTATATGAAGTTCTCATCTTGGGCTTTCTCACATTCAAAGTGCTTTTACTTTAATTCAATTAGTTGTAATAAATTCTGCAATAGACTTTTTTTGTAGTTGGTCTTTTGTTAGTTTCTTTTGTGGGAAAATATCTCAATAGACTGCTCTTAGTTTTAGGTTTTCTACTAACTCCCTTACAAGTCAGAAAATCTTAGCAGTAGCTTTTTGCTTATCAAAAGCATAGAAAGTAATAAAATACCTTTGTTTGTAAACAATAGTCCAAATAATATAAATTAAGGCTTTTGTTGTTTTACCAGACATTCTAAACATAATCCATAATAGGTTTTTATCACTCATTAAGTCATTATCCATTTGTTTATGAAATTTTGCAGGTTTTACTTTTTTTCAGTTAATGGTTTGTAAGTGAGAAAAGAAAAAATCTTGGAAAAATTGAAAATCATAAAATCACCTTCGGTATAAATACTGTGGTAGTAAACTTTCTGGAATTTTATCTTCGTTTTGGATAAGAAATTCTAAATCCTCTTTTGTTATTTTTTCATACATATCTTTTTCAAAAAGTTAAATACTTTCTTTAGATAAACCTTCATTTTTCTAAACTTTTCTTTAATCTGTGTTAACTCAATCAACTATAATTCATTGCTCTTTTGCTCTTTGTGCTACTTTTTGCATCTCTTGTCTTATTTCGTTATCTACTGCTTGTGGAGAAACTAATAATAATCAAGCTAAATCCTTATACTTCATAGGTTTTCAATCTCGTTCATAAAGGTAATAGGCATTTAAAATAAACTCTTGAATAGCATAAATTATCCTGTCTTTTTCTTCTCTGTTATTTGCATTTAGCCTGATTTCTTGCGAAAATTCTACAAACGGCTTGGTATAGATAAGGTTTATAACCTTATCCTTAAATTGAATATTTATTTTTCACTGCTTAAAAAATTTTTTTAAATCAAAGCAATAGATAAGTTTAAAGACAAAATTATAAAGTTCTCTATAAGGATTATAAGCTGTTCTAACAGTTTTTCTTCATTTAGTCATTTTTCTTCATTTCTTGTAAAAAGTCTTTAAGAGATATTTGATTTTCTACTTTAATTTCTTGTTGATTATCGTTTTCTGTTCACAAAGGGATTTTATGGAAATGTTCTAATAATTTACCAAACTGCACCAATTCCTTAACATAAATTCCTTTATCTCACTTTTTGATTTTTTCTCTTTGCTTTTTTGCATAATAAATTAGCATTTCTGCAAAAACATCTACACCTTGATAAATAGCCATTCCAAACTTTTGTTTTTGTTTTTCATCTAGTTCGAAATTTTCCAGTTTTTCTTGCCAAAATTTCTTTTTTTCTTCAGCCCATCATTTTGTTTTTGTTTGCATATTTCCTGAAAGTCTTTGATCTTCTTTTAAAATTCATTTAGAAACCAAAAAATCTTTTACTGAAACAAATTCAGAAAACAAAAATTCCTGAAAAAGTCTTCCCCAATCATATCTTACAACTTTTTCTTTCTTTGTAGTTCTTTTAGAAAGTTTTCTTTTTCTCATATTCTACGAACTAGAATAAATTATAAGAATAGTAGTAAAATAAAGTAGTAAAGTCAAGTAAAAATAGTTCGAATTATTCTTTAAAAAATTTTCAAAAAAAAAGCTGGAAAAACCAGCTAATGATTTCTCTTTCAATTCCAATCTATCTCAAGAATACAGAATTTATTCGACACTAATATTCCAAAAACTCTTATAAGTTTTCCGGATTTGTTATTATCTACATGACAATGTCAATAATTCGAATTCTTATAACATTGGATTTCAACAGTCCTTATTTTATGATTTTTAAAGGTTTTACTTAATCATTTTAAAAACTTATAATTTGGTTGTTTCTCTTGTTCCTTTATAAATCATCATTTCTCCCTACTTCTACTTACAAATTCTTGAACTGTAATATCTTCAAGTTTTCTTATCCAATTAACAAAATCCTTTATTGTATTTGCATTTTGTTTCGAGAAACTTTTTCAATCATCTGCTAAACAAATTAAACTTATTACAACTTTCTCCTCTGGATTCTCAACAATTTTTGGAAAATCTATTTCCTCGTTATATCTAAACCCCATTATTTTAGATCAAATTCAAATAAAGGCTTATAATATTTTTGTAATGTAGACTTAGAAATAACTGTTTCATCTCTTTCAAAAGCTTCCTTCCAAGGTTTATGCTTATGAGTTATCTCCACAAGTTTAGAAGCAGAATATTTTCAAAAAGTATCATTTATAAAACTTATAATATCCTTTTCTTTATCTGAAAACTTAGAATAAGCTTTTTTTAGATCAGCTGAGTCAAATTTAACAGGATTATTTCAAAATTTTTTTAGTTCATTATAAACTTCTCTTACAACAGGTCAATACTGCCAAGCTTCTATTTCCTCTTTAAAAGCAGGCTTATTCAATAAACTCAAAAATGCTGCTTGAGCAAAATACAATAACTTTTGTATTTTCAATTGAGTTGGATATTCATATTGGTCCTTAGGGATATTATTTTCCTCTTGTTTTTTTATGTAATTAAAAATGATAGCTTTTACAACATCCATAGCATTTTTTGCCATTTTTAGAAAGTTACAATTTAAATTTTTACTACTCAATTTATAAATTTTATTTCTTTTCAGTCAAGCATTAAATTTGACACAAAAACCAAATTTTTCCTAAAATTAAGTTATTTCCTGATTTTTTAAAATGTTATACGAAAATCTAAACAAAAATACAATCCAAAAGGCTTTTAAAATTCTACAACAAGCTTGATACACAGAAGAAGAAATCAAGACTATTTTAGAAATTTTATACCAAATAGCAGAAATCACTTTGGAGATTCACTGGCAAAAATTTTGCGATGAAAATTTTAAAATTTAGTCCGAACTATTTTTGTTTGAGATTTACTTTTTTTTGTTTATTGTTTTTTTAGTAAAAAAAAAGAACCCCCGTGCAAAAGGTTCTATGGTTTTTTAGTTTTTAATTACTAAGCACAATGAATAATAACAAGAAAAAACAAAATTTCAAGTTAGATTTAGATAATTTAAGACTTGTTTCTGACGATAATAAATATTCACCAGATAAGACTTATGGGATTATCTATGCTAGAGTTTCTACAGAAGACCAAGCAAAGCATTGACACGGAATTGAAAGCCAAATTCAAATGTGCCAGCAACGAGCTTTAAATAACAATGTAGAAGTTGTCAAAATTTTTAAAGATGAGTGAATTTCTGGTGCTAAACTTGAAAGAAAAGGCTTATCTGATGCTTTAAATTTCCTAGAAAAAGAAAATAAAAAGTGAGTTAAAATTAAATATTTTATTACAACTGAAGCTTCAAGAATTTCTAGAAGTGAGAACTTAATCGATACTCTTGAAGTAGATCAAAAAATAAAATCCACTGGTGCAAAAATTATTTACACTATGCACCCAACAGATACTACTACTGATGAAGGTAAATTTATCCAAAATTTCCAATACTTAGTTGCAAGTTATGAAAGAACAAAAATTAAAGCTAGAACTATGAACTGAATTAAAAGTAAGATTTTACAAGGCTACTATCCTTGGCCTGATGCACCTTTATGATACAAAAAAGATTATGTAAAAATTGGATGAAAAGACCAGAAAATTTTGCTAATCAAAGAACCAGAAGCAACTTACTTAAAACAAGCTTTAGAAATGTTTGCAAACTGACAGCTAGAATACAAAAAAGATATTATAGATTATCTTAATTCTAAATGAATAAAACATCATGGTAAGAAACTTTACAGAAGCTTTACAGATTATTTACTAAATTACAAAAAAGTTTTATTTTATGCAGGCTATATTACACGACCAGAACAATGAGTAGAAGAGTTGATAGAAGGACAGCACGAAGCTTTA